ATATTTGGTTCTTGAGTTTGTAATGGATACAGCATGATAATATATATATATATATTATTTTTTAGATTTACGTTTTTTCTTTGTTGCAGTTACTACTTTAGTAGTGGGGAACTCAGCTGGTGGAACTATAGTAGAAGAATATGCAGGAATATCCAAATCTGCTTCAGAAGTACTAATTGGTACCATTACTGGAGCATCTACCAATAGAGTTGGGATATCAGGTACAAGAATTATATGTTCATCATTCTTACCATATAATCTTACATTCAACGGTAGATATTTATTTATAAGCTCTGCAAAAGCATCTTTTACTTCTTCTAATCTTCCTTCCTCTTCAAGAAGTTTATACATTCCATAAGGAATATATATCGTCAGAGCTAAAGTATCACAACTCCAACAACTTCCCCAAGGCCAGCCAGCTTTGTTTCCCTGATCTACTGAACCACTTTCTAGATATACTGAGCATACACCTTCCCATAAAGCTATCACTAAATTTGAATCCCCAGAGAATTCTTCTTCTGGTTCTGATATAGCCTGAGTACTTGGTTCATCTATTGGTAATACTAAATCAAACTTAAACCTAACCCCATAGAATCTTCCAAGTACTGTAAAGAAGTCTTCTGTACCCCTTATCTTGAATAATGATATGGCATATTTTAATATCTTTCTAGTATCTGCTTTTGGAAACCCCTCTGGACTGTTTAACCATTTATATACATTCTCTTTTGTATAGGGTTCTCCCCTGGTTAAAACCCCATAAGCATATGGGATATAATCGAAATATTCCCAAAAGTAGTTAAGAAATAACTCTGGAGTTTTCTCTACATCCAATAGATCCATAAAGTTATCTATATCTGGCATTATATTGTCATCTATATAACCAGTACATGAATCTATGAATCTTTCTAGAATACCTTTACCTTCTTCATCTTTGTAGGTATCATTTTCCTTATAATATATAGGAAATAGGTGAGTGAACACATAGTCCTTAAAATTCTTAAACGACTTCATTGATTTCAAGGGTTATAGTGTTACTTCTAAATATTGGGATATTGAAATTGACTGGTATCAAATCCCTGTTCATTGGTTGGAGAGATATTACATATTCATCCCCCGGGTTATATACTTGACCTTCCCCTGGGTTGCCTATAGTAATTTCAAAAGAAATATTATTACCATTTACTTGAGTAATATTTCCAAATGTACCAGTAGTATTAATATCGGTATCATTTACTAACCCATTTATTTTATAACCACTTTCAGTAATAGTTATCATTACCTGACGTTCATCAGTTTGAGCTTCAGCATCCCCAGTACTAAAATTGATTTGTTTGAAATGGGTTATATTTAAGTCAGGTACAAGAGAAGGATCTATTCCACCACCTCCTTGAGGAACAGGATAAGATAATAAGTATAATGAATTGATATTTAAATAATCCACCATACTCTGATTATCTATCAAAGCATATAGATCTGATAACCTTACTACCTTATTTATATCTGAAGTATTGTAACTATAAGCTTCTACTAAAGCTTTAATTACCTGATCACTTATATCATTTTTACTAAATGATTTTCTACCAGTTATAGTTGCATCTAAGAAGATTAAAGAAGTATGGGTAGACTTTACATTAATATGGGTAGTTATTACCTTAGCTTTAGTAAGTTTATCGGTAACACTATCTATTAATGCTTGTGAAGCTTCTCCCCCACCATCAGGAGTAATATATACTGTTACAAATTTACCACATTGATAATCAACGTATGATTTATCTACCCCTGGAACTAACTTAGCTATTGCTCCATAATCTTCTCTGGTTATGGCTACTCCAAGAGTTTTGATAGAAAGGGGGATATGTTGTTTAAGCATATCAAAAGTCTCATAATCAGAACCACCTGAAGCAGAGTATACATTAGATATACTTATATCATTGTATTTATCAGTAAGTATAGTTGGTATTGGAGTACCAAATTGGTTCTCTGCAATATTTCCAAGAGCACCATAGGTAAGATAATATTCTGCTTCTACCTTACCATTCAAATTTGGTTTCATACCAAATTGACCATCACCAAACATAATATATGGTTTTCCCGCTTCATCTATCTCTACTTTATATACTTTATCAGTAGAATTAGCATAAGCAAAGGTATCAACCAAAATCCATGGTTCATTATCAATATATAATACCATGGAACCCTCTACATATTTCTGATCTGTTGGTAAGTCACCCAGATATATGATTACATCAGTAGAAGTAATCTGTCCCAATTGAATCCTATCTGGGTCACCTACCTTAGATTTTTGTACTACTGGTACTTTAACTGAGTAAGGATTTTGAGTAGCATCCCATATTATGGTTTTAGAAGATAACCAAGTTTTACCATCTTTAGATTGAAATTCTGTATTTACTGGGATAGTTATATTCTCGGTAATGGGTGAACCATTTCCTCTATATATAGTTAAGTTTACTGAAGCAGGGATACCAGCTTTTATATGGTAATCTACTAACTTAGCATGTTTATATAAAGAGGAATACCTTCTAGCAGTAGGTAAGAAAGCTTCTCTTGCCATGTTATCTATATAGAAATGTATAACTTCTGCTATGGCCGAGAATATTGATATGATGAGAATAAATATATTTCCTTCACTATAATCTGACATTTCTGGTACTCTAGCTCTTAGCTTAGATATCAGAGTGGACTTAATATCATTGAAAGACCTTTGGAAAGGATTCAACCAATTATTGCTAGTAGGCATTGATTATATTGTTTACTGGATTATATTCAAAGTTAAGATCTTCAACCCTTTTAGAGTTGTTGATTTGAAATTTGATAGTTATATGGATTTTATCATAGGATCTTTCTGATTCTACTGATATCTTTTGTATTCTGGGTTCCCAATTCTCTATACCATCTCTAATAAAATCTCTTAAGAGGTATTCTAGAGCTTGAGTATTGGGTTCTTCTATACATTCCCATATTCTACAACCAAAGTATTCTTGACGAAATCTTTGACCTATTTGGAAAGTGAGTATAGCTATCAAATTTTGTTTTATCAATCTTACATCCCCATATAACATCCCCCATCGTACTTTTGGTACTTGAGTTCCATCTGGTTGTAGAGCCATTTCTACATTACCATTTTCATCTTTCACTTCTTCTAGCTGTATTGGGAAGTAAGCACCTGAACCAATAGTGTTGAGTTGTTTTAGATTCATAGCTTATATAGTTTTAAATAGGGATTGCTTGTAGAGCAGAATCAGCAGAACTTAGTAATGAAGTAGTAGTTTCTACTATAGGTGGAACTCCCACTCCAGCTAATGATACAAATTCGTTTACTTCTGCCATTTGAGCATTAGCTATAGATAGGTTAGATTTTGCCATTTCTACACTGTTTTTTAAACTAACCAGAGAAGCAGCACCAGCTTTTGGTGCAGTAGGGTCTGGAGTAGCTATAGCAACTATTTGAGCTGCCCAGGTAGAAGCAGAAGATATAATTTTATTACAAGTCTCTGTTATAGAATCAAGTATAGCATTAATCTTATTGATAAAATTTTGGATAAAAGTTTTAGCTGCATCTTTCATCCTCTGGAGAAATGCTTGTTTCTCTTCTTCTGATTCTATAGTTTCTAGATAAGGTGAGCACTTAGCTTCTATTATCTGATCTGAGGTTATACCTATGTCTGCCATTAATGAGTGAATTTATCATCTGGTAATTTAGGTAAATCAGTGGCCATCCATTGAGATACATTCTGACCTGACATTACTACAAGTAAATCTTTTTGAACAGCTTCTACAAAGGTTTTGAAATATTCTATATTCATTACCTGTTTGTTAGCACCTCCATTTACTTCCACTTTATCTTTATCCATATAAATCTGAGTACCATCTTCGATCTCTATCTCTACTTTCTGTTTTATATGGACTTTCAATAAATCACCATCTTCTTTTAAGTAAACTTTGTTACCATTTGGAGTTATGATACCTATAGTACCATTATCCTGAAACTCTTCGGGAACTTCTCCAATAGCCCAACCAAATGGTGACCATACTGGTCTCATGGGATCTCCCATTTCAAATTCTACCCAAACTATTTCCCCCACTCTGGGGGTAAAAGCTTTAGCTCCATATTTCATCCCACCAAGGTTTCCTCTCGGTCTAGCTACTACTTCTACCCCCTCTAGAACTGAGGGTAATGTTATGGTTAATTGACCAGTGAAGTCTGGGTCTTGGTTATTTGTAACTACCCCTTTATATACAGAATAGAATCTACCTGTAAATTCTACTCCATATCTTTGAATCATTTCACCTATGGTCATTGTTTATTCTGATTTAAATCAATAGAACCAACAAGAGTACCTTTTTCTTGAAGAGTTTTAGTATCAGTTTTGGTACTTGGGTTCTTAGTCATTATATTAAAATCTTGTTCAGCTTTATAAATATCCACAGTATTAGTTTGATCATTATATTTAGCTAATATGGAATATCCTGGGTGCTGGTTTGCATACTCTTCTAGAGCTTCTTGTAAAATAGAAGTCCTATCTTGCCCAGTACTATCATAAACTTCTTTAGCGACTTTATTTATATTAGCCATGGCATTCATCATTGCCATACTTGCTTTAATAACGTTTTTTGAAACTACCGTGTCTTTTTTAATAAACTTAACATTACATAAATAACCAGAGCCAGTATCAAATTGGTGAGTAACTGATTTAATATACCATACTCCTGAATACTTATCTGAGATATTTTGTATTTCCAGGTTTTGGGATTTTTCCAAGAAAGGGTCACCTACAAATACAGCAGTAGCAGTAAGTTGATTTCTTACTACTTCTTCTATATCATTCCCCATAAATAAATCAGCATACTCAGTATAATCAGAAGCTAAAGTTCTAGCACCATTAATTGGTATTTCTAATTCAATTTCTTCTAACAGAGTTACTGTATTTTTTTCCGGGATATGTTTATTAACCTCTATATTGGTTTCTAAGATAGTTATACCCTTTTGATTCTTTAAATAATCATATCCACGTTGCCACTGTATTCTTGGTAAGTCCTGACCATATACACCATAAGCAGTGTTTTGATTATAGGTAGAACCAACATTATTAGTAGCTTTTAATGGATCATAATCTATGGGGTTTACTTTCTTTTTTATAGTTACTTTTCTAGTGACCGTGTAGTTAGAAAGAGTATTCATGAAAGATACTGCTTCTGCAGTTTCCTCTCCACTCTTTGGATTTTTGGTCTTCTTTTCAAATTCCTGTTTGAGATTATCAATAAAAGCTTTATATTCTTCCTTACTAAGTTTAACATTAGCAGCTGTTGCTACTAAAGCATCTTCCCTGCTATTGTAAATAGGTAAATCATCAGCTTCTATTGGTACTTGGGAAGTAGTTTTTTCTAGATTGTTGATTTTCTTTTGTTCTACTAAATTAGGAGTGAATTTCCCATCATCCTTGATCACTGGATAATTTGAATATCTATCCTGTGGTTGTAAACTATATGGATATCTGTTATCAAAACCAGTTATTGGATTAGCTGGATTGCCCCATGAACCCCACCAATGCATGTATAAATCAGCAGATTCAGAATTTTGATCTATACCTATTTGAGTAGTAGTGGTTTTAGCTTTTTTATCATTTGGGTCAATATCTGAAGTCTTACCTATTTCTACTGAAGTTTTGGTGAACTTAGATTTTACAGTAAATTCTAATAATTCACCATTTCCCCCAGCATAAGTATAGGTCTTAGATACCGGTCTATTTAATCTCTGATTCTCAACAGTCAATTTACCACCAGAACCATTTATATAATAAGGACCTTTCTTTAACCTATTAGCTAACTGTTGTACTTGCTGAAACCTATTTCTGGGTGTACCCAATAATAATACATTTGTAGCTTTATGTTGTATTATATCAATAAGCTTATAATCATTGGGTAAATCTTTAGTTAACTGTTGATTTTCTGGAGTAGCTTCTAATATCTTAACCCCTACTTGATCTGGGTCAGACATATAAGGTACTTGAGAAGTATAATATACCTGTGGAATAAATCCATCCTGAGTATAGGGGTATACAGCTTGTCCTGGACCCTTACCAAAATCATTATAATAGGATTGATAATATGGTCCTGGAGTGCTATTCCCAACTACCTGTCCACTTGGTATTACTCTTTTTGCAACTACTTGTTCTCTAACTTCTCTTGTGATATCATAATCTATGAAGGTTATTCCCACTGGTATACCATTGAGGACTGAAGTTACATACTTATCAAATCCCTTAGCTTGACCAGCAAAATTTGGTTGCATATTCTTTAACAAGATGCTGCAATCAGAAAATTCTATAGTAATTCTAGTTCCCTCTGGGGTAAAATGTACATCATGCCCAGTTATAAGTACTTTTTTCAGTGGTCCAGATTTTGAAGTAGCATCTGGATAAATCCATCCCCACTGTAAGTGGAGTGGCATCATATAGTTAAACTCTTTGAGAGAAATGAGATTAGTATTATTGGTAACTATAATAAACCTTCCTTTGTCTTCTTTACCTTCTTCATAAGTATATTCAAATGATACTACATATACTCCTATTGGTAATTTAGATACTGGATCTATTATAGCTTCTTGTCCACCATCAAAGATAGCCAGATATGGAACACCCATTCCTTCATACAGGGTAGCATCACTATCTGGTTTTAATGTAGATACTGAATTAGCCATGATATTAAGGTATTATAATTTCCATACCATCTTCTAACTCTCTTAAAGGAAAGAACAGATTGTTAGCTTCAGCTATTATTGTCCAATACCCCGAATCCCCATAATATCTGAAAGCTATGTTTTGTAATGTTTCTCCTTCCAAAACAGTATGGGTTTTATTTAATGGGGTAGTATTTACTGTTCTTGGTTTTTCCAGGATCATATCCCCACCACCAAAATCTATAATATATCCTCCAGAATAGGGGTTCATAGTGATTCAATTTTAAGCATTAAAGGTTTCTAAGGGAGCAGGAGCTTCTATTCCTCTAGTAATAGCCAAATCCTCGGGGGAAACTATTTCTACTCTCCTTTGATTTGTAGCAGATACCCTTTTAAAAGTAAGAGTCTGTGTAGCATAGTTAGGATATAGGTGAAGATCAGTTAATGTACTATCTTCCCCTTCTCCACTTGATACTCTTTCACCATTTTCTGTATGGTTATACCTACCCAACATTCTAGAAGCATTTTGAAAATGGGTTAGAACAAAAGGAGCTGACTCCAAAATAAAAGTATCATTGTCAAATAATCCGGAAGTACCCCAGAGAATATTCAAAGTAGGAGGAGCAGCGACATAACCATCTGCCTTAGTCCAGGACTTTAAAAGATTACATTTAGTGATTACTTCCTTACGATTATTGGGATCACTTACATACCATGATACATCAAAACTAATTGTATCTTCTCCACCAGTATACATCATAAATGGGTTATTCCTACCCATTGATTTTACAGCTACCCAAGCAGACTGGGGATTAACATTTAATTCATTTGGTCTATTCTGAATAGTTATAATTGTAGGTGGAGAAGTATGTTTATTGATTATCTGGATTTGATTATTGATTTGGTTTACCTTGTTAGTTTTATCTTGAAGGATATTCCTATTGGATTGGGTATAATCAGTTCCCTGTATATACCTATCTTTTTCACCTAATCCTGATAATACCTGTTTTCTAGCTGTAACCCATGGTGATCCCTTTTGAGCTACTGAATAAGAACTTGCTCTAGCATAGTGTTGATTGAGAGCATCATTTACTTTATATGAAGATTTAGCTTCATCCTTAGGCATTGGAGAAGTAGCTCTATTTAATAAAATTTTAGCCCTCCAGAGCTTATTTAAGGGAGAAGTAAATATTCTCCCTTGTTCTAGTTCTGTTACTACACTAGCAACAGCTCCAACCGCTTTTCCTATTATACTTGCCATATTATTTCATTCCCAAAGTTAGGTTGGTTTCTCCCTGCATATCTTCGAAGGTTTCCTTTATAGTTGGTTTACCATCGACATTGAGATTGATTACAGCAGTGGGTTTTATATGTCTTATTTGTTCTGCCCAATACTGCATAGCATTGTACATCTGAGTAAGGATCTGATCCTCTCCTGGGAATTTGTTAGCTTTGTTTCTTTCTACTAAATTCCCATATTGATTGGCTACTTTATTTGCAGCTTCAGTGTTAGCATCTGTAGCATCCTTATTTCCTCCAATAGCACTGATTAAAGATGGTAATAATAAAGTTAATATGGATATACCAACTCCTATTGGTCCACCAAGTAATCCTACTAATCTACCTCCGACTGCAAGTATTCCTCTACCAGCAAAAGCCCCAAACCCAACTCTAGCTGCCCCTGATGCAGCAGTCTTAGCAGCACCCTTACCAAATAAACCAGCAAAGAATCCACCACCAGCTGCCATAGCTGCTCCTTTTCCTTTACTACCAACAGCAGATGCAACATCTCCAGCTGCTGCAAAAGTCCCAGCTCTTTTACCTGCTTGATTACCCTTGGCCCAACGATATCTTCCATCTCCCCCAAGATATATACCTCCAACTGGCATACCATTCATCATGGCCCATTCAGCTTTGGACATCTTAGGATTGATACCTGCTAGACCACCTTTTCTTGTGGCATTAGCTGCTTGTTCAAGAGCCATATACCTTTGTAAACTCCAAGTAGCTTCTCCCCATCCTCCCTTGATAACTCGTATCATGTTTAGGAATGATACTTGAGAATCCATGGTTAAAAGTTTCCAAGCAGCTTTTAACTTAGTTACAGCAGCAGTAATAAATATTATGGTTGTACCAAATGTAACAAATGAAGCAATAGCTTTACCTATACCTGGTAAAGCAAATATATTACGTATACCTTCAAAGATTCTAGCTATGCCTTTAAATATAGGTGTAACTACTGGAGCTATAGCTGTAGTAAAGGTAGTTCTTAAGTTTTCAAGTGCTGACTTCATCTGGTCTATACCACCGGCTATAGTTTCCATTCTCTGTTCAACTATAGACTTAGCATAACCATCTGACTTATACAGGATCTTATTTAAAAGACTTTCATACTCTGGTAAACTTCTTGCAAGAGCAGCAGCAGCTCGGTTACCACGAACTCCAAATATATCATTAAATACTTGAGCTACTTCCATAGAAGATAAACCTTTCATACCTCCAACTATTTTTCCTATAGCTGATGAAAGATCTATCAAGTCTCCATTTGAATCAGTGAAATCTTTAATAGAAAGTCCAAGAGCAGCTAATGCTTTACCTCCTTTATAAGAGGGCTGGACCAGGGATTTATTCAGGTATCTAGCCATGTTAGACATAGCAGTACCTGCCATTGATCCCTGGATACCAGCATTACCCAGAACTCCAGCTAATGCAGCCACTTCTGGTAAGCTCCTCTTTAAGTTGACCATGTCTGCTCCAGCATATTTAACTGCTTCTGCCAAATCAATCATGGACATATTTGAAGATAAAGCTGCTTTTGCTAATTGGTCACCAACTGTGGCAGCTCCAGCAGCTTCTATCTGGAAGGTTGACATAACATTGGTGATTAAGTCAGCAGTACCTCCTTTACCACCTAATGCCATATTAGTAGCACCTGCAACATAAGCAGCACCCTCAATCATCTGTTGAATTTCTTCAGCAGTATTACCAGCCATAGCTAAGTATTGCATACCAGATGCGATTTCTTTAGAATCAAACATAGTAGCAATACCTAATGACTGGGCTGTCTCGGATAAACCTTTCATTTGAGTATCTGTAGCAGCAGTGATTGCTTTTACAGTGGTCATAGTATCTACAAACCCTGCTCCTTCTTGAAGCATAGAAGAGATACCACCCAAAGCTCTTCCAGACCACCCCATAACTGTATCAGCCATACTTTTAGCTGATTGTAAGTTGGCAGTGACTGCCATTTTTGCTTCATTATGCAGTCTTTTGATCTGAGATGAAGCTTCTCTAGCTTGGTTAGAAAATCTATCCTGTAGTACTAGAGCTATACCTATTTCAAGGTTACTACCAGTGAGGCTACCACTTGTATATGCAGGCATATTATCGTTTCTTATTTATAGCTTCCAAAGATTTATAATACTCAGAAGCCGCCTCAAGTAATTTGAGACGGTGTCTGATTGGGAGTTGAGCTAAAGTTATATAATCTATCCGAATCTTTGCATGGTGAAGATAGATAAAATCTTCATCTACATCTCCCCCGGATAGAAAAAACCCTTTATAGCTAAGAGGTTTACTGAACCCTTTTCTCCAGTTCTTGGATTTTCAACTTCTGTATTACCTGAGAAGTCCGGATCACAAGAATATACTTCTTTTCGTATCTCAGCCATTTCCTTTACTGAGAACATTCTGAAGTTAGTTACCTTTTCCCATTTCCCATCAACTTCTAAATGGAGATTGCGAGCTACCAATTCTTGATTCTTGGTTCTCTTATCATCGGGTAAGTTAGCAATGTAAGATTCACCCTCTCCAGTAAGAACATCAAATTTAAATTTATTTGAATAACTGGTAGTGAATTCTATATCCTTTACCTTCTTGCCATTCGGATAATAGGGGATAGCTAGAGGCTTTTCTAGTAATTCCTCTTCTGTAGGGGGAACCCCATAATCAAAAAGAAATTCTTTGAGATCCTGGGCATATAAAATAGCTCCACCACCATCACCCCAGTCATGTTCAAATTCTACTGTTTCCCCCATAGAGAACATACGAGAATTAAACATTATACAGTACTTATCCAATACCGGAAGTTGATGAGCATCATCTACTGTTAATTTCCCATTCTGGGTGTAGTCAGTAGAAACTACAATAGCAGCAATGAATCTAGAAATATTACGTAATGTTCTAGCTTCTACTGGGTTAGATAATATATCATCATCTGCCCCATTCTGTTCCCTGATTACATATTTGTAACCAGATGGCACTGTAAATTCAAATTTACGTGCATTTAAAAAATCATTTTCCATGTTTTAACCTTTTTGTTGAGTTGGTTTAAAAGAACAAAGGGAGAGTCCATTTCTGAGCTCTCCCTTTACAATAGTTTATAACTTTTCTATAGTACCTACCGAGAACTCTATTTCTTCCAGAGTGTTGTCGGAACTCATACGATCTAATTCCTGACCATTTACACGTATTGGCCAAACTTCTGTACATACCCAACTATTGAGTACTGATACACCATCTTCAGCCAATTCATTAATAGTACAGGTTTCCCAATACTGGCTTGGAACTAAACCACCACCCAGAAGAAGATCCTGAACTGACATTAACCAGTCCCACATCCAAGTATCTGATCCAGAAGTAGTTTCCAGTTTTTGTAAAGTTAAAGTACCCACTGAAATACGTCCACCGGTTTTTACATCCCGGTTAATATCACCATGGGCAACTTCTTCTATACTAATTTCTGGAAGAGTTACATTCTGAACCAAATATGGATTAATTGGGTGGGTTATGAATATAACACTGAATAGGAATTTCTTCCGAGGATTTTTTACTTTTGCTGGCATATTCTTTGTTTTTAATTGTTATTAGAGATTCTGAATCTGGGTTTCCAGATCAATAGACTGAGAAGCAGCATCGATTACGATATCCACTGTAACTTCCTGTAAGGGAACAATATCTTTGTATTTGATTACTAAACGGTATTTACCCTGACGAACATCAGCTTCGTTATTAACCTGGAGATCCTCATAGGAATTAGCAAATTGGTCACCCATCCAGGTATATTCTGTAATAGCTACATCTATTAAATCATCCAGGATTCCCTTACCTTGGTAGTAAATCTTTTTCCAAGTAGTCCAGTTATTGGGTTCTTCCAAATAACTTTCTAGAATGGGGCGTAAACTCTTTTTAAGATAAAGATTTAACCGTACAATAGAAAGGAATTTTTCTGAATCAGATTTTGGACTTGAAGTAAAGTTATGCCAAAGCATAGTACGTTTACCCTGGTTGGGAGTATCTTTTACTACAAAGATATTGCAGAACCATTCAGCTAATTCCTGAAGCTTATCTATCTTAGCGGGTGCTCCTAAATTTTCAGTTACTGGACCAAGAGCATCATTTACTATTCCTCGGTTCATACCTGCAAATGACATATATGGACCATAATTAGAAGCAGAAGCATCTCCCAATCCTAATACAGTACCCAATACATCACAATTCTGGAGAGCACCGTTTTCATTGTAGTATTTGATACCACCACCAAAATAAGCTATATTTTTAGCATAACCAACTGTAGCTTCTAAAGTTTTTAAAGCTGCAATGATATTATCTGGGGTTTGTATATTTCCAGTAGAATCTTCTTTAGGAACTTCTACGTATAGAACAATTTCATACTGACTCTTAACTACATCAGCTACAGTAGCTAAAGCTTCCGTATAATCATTAGGAAGATGCTGATGAATATGAGAAAGTATTAACTGGTAGCCATCATTATAAGCATTGATAGCTTCAAACCCATTAATCCAACCCTGAACATCTGGATCACTTCCACTGGTACCCTCATTGATAACCATGTAAAGTGGGTTAGCTGCTACTTCTGCTTCTCCTACCTTTACAGTACCATACCAGTTAGAGTAATTACGGAAGGTAGCAATTACATCTTCTATAGTTTTAATACGAGAAGCTATTGTTTCATCAGTAGCATCTGCTTCTACAAAAGTTAACTGAATATTGGGTACATTGTTTACAAAGTCCTGTAATACCTGTGGTTCTACAAAGGCAGTCGGATTTGGACCCTCTGCAGTATAGTTAGCACCAGAGAACAGTAAGTTAGAGGCTAAAACATTCTCTGCAGCTACCTGATCATTATTAGTACCAGTAAAGGTTTTAAACTGGGTTAAGGTGATTCTATTGGTTGGACCATTACCTTTAGATACTCGTAGATAGAAATCTCGGTTGAGATTATATCCTGTTGCATCTAAGATTGGACTACCAGCTTCTTTAGTTTTAATACCAACCTTCATAGCTATAGTATTAGCTTTATCGGTTGGGTCTACTAAAGTAAAAATAATAATTGCTTCTCCACCTTTTACTGGTTCTCCACCTGGAGTATAGATATTAGCACTACCTAAAGTAGCATCAGCTCCAGCTACTCGTGAAATACGTAACTTTGAACCGAGTTCAAAAGCTTTCTGAATATTAGATACCGTACCATCAGGAACTATCTCTTCTCCATACACTTCTTGAAAAGCAGAATAGGTATTGAATACCTTGTCTGGGGAATTAAATGGGCCCTTAGTAGTACGAGCAACTACATGTGATACTCCCAGAAGTGGAGTACTGTTTTGTACATTGTTGTTCTCAAAATTGAACTGTACTCTTGGAGTGTTAGGCATAACTCTATTTGTTTTAAATGTTAAGGATTATTTTTACTTATTTGTACACTATCTTCATAACCTTCACCTTCCAATAGAAGAGTAATATCTGTGATTGGTGTAAGGTCTCCCTCTACTGGTTTTTCATAGGTTATGGTATCAAATACTTGGAATTGGTAAATCTTTTCTATAATACCCATATCCAAATTAGGGGTATCAAAGAAGTTTACCAATTCAATAAAGATATTACCAGAGAATAAAAATCTTTCTTCTGTATAGGGCTTAATATAGCCCCTTTGGGGAACCGAATAGAATAATATACTATGGAGTAATCTTATATCTTCCTGAGAATTTGATACTAAGTGTATATCTATATATTGATCTATGGTTTCATAAGGCATCTCAGTTGCAGTATAACCTATACCAGATTCTTTTTCTATAAGCTCTCTTGGTAAACCTATAGCTCCTGGATAAAATCCTCTTGGATTTATATCTATCCTTGGGGTTATTTTCTTACCCTTAGATTGGTTGTTACCTGCACCAAATATACCCACATATTTTTTTAGTTTAGCTATATCAGCTTTAAACCTTGCAGAGTTTTCTTGATTTATAGGTAAATAATCATCTGGGTTAACTGTATAACCAAGTCCAATAGTAACCCCCAGAATAGATGAATATATTGATCTTTCAATTACCTCTTGTGAACTTACCATTTTACTTGATTAGGTTTTATTCCGTATTTACCAAATCTTCTACGGAGTTCAGTTAATATTGAAGCTCTTAGTTTTTCTTTACCACCAATAGATTTTAAAGAAGGTCCCCACAAGGGACGAGGTGGTATTGTCCCTCTACTTTTTCCTCCTCCTTTACCCCCAGTACCATATTCAAGGATTAAAGCAAGTTGGTTTAGTGTTAAACCCCCTTGTGAGGACCTTTTCTTACCTATTGGTAATCCTATTAATGTTCTTGACTTATACTTGAATAATCCCACTGATCTATGATATAACCCGGTTAAATAATAAGTAGGGTGATCACCATATTTTCTCAGTGTAGCATCAGAGAGAGGTTCCCAATATACACCAGAACCTTTAGGAGGAGAACCAGTTGCAATCGAAGTCTTTACAATTCTTAATAAAGCTCTTGCAAACTTACTTGTAGCAGTATCATATGCTTTTTGAATATCCGGGGCTAGATTATCAATTAACTGCCCCACTCTTACCCAATCACCTTCCAACTTTATTTGAAATTGAAGGTCGGATAGGTTAGGGAGAGTTACATTGACTTTTCTAGCCATTTTATTTAACTAAAATAGTATGTAGCATTTGGAGTTTCAGCTGGAGATTGCTCATACAGGATACCACCAATATTTAAATAATCAATAGTTCCAGCATCCTGAGACACTGGATTAGTACCATGATATTCACTTGGTCCCATCCCCTGTTCAAAAGTGTGCATCCCAGATGTATTGTCCTGATCTACATTATATTGATTATATGTATGGTAACCTACTTCTACTCTGTTTGGATTATTCCCATCCATGGTAAGAGTGTGAGTACCTTGTCCAGCATTTACATACAATGAGATTGTGATACCAGATTTCTGAGCTGGGGATAGAGTAACTGTATAATCATGATCTATTCTTGAACCCTCATGAGTAGCAGCATACCCTACTACTATACTTCTACTTTGAGTAAATGAATCATTAACTTTAGCGGTTACTGTACCATTGCTACTTACTTCAAAGTAACTGCCATCTCCACTATCTTCACCATAAATCTGAGTAACTGATTGAGTGGGAACTGTTACTTCCCCAGTTGACCCAGAAGAATACACCCCATCTCTGGTAAATACTACTTGACCACCAGGGAATTGTGGAGAAGAAGTTCCACCAGTTGAGCCGTTTATAGTTGGATAAGTAGCTGGTCCATTCCATTGTAAATCACCACTATAGCCAGTGATCTTATTCTCTGCTTGGTATAAAGTTATGGATTTTGGTTCCAAGTCTTCATAACTTGCAGTTACTGTAGCTGATCTTATACCCCCAGCAGTAGTTCCTCTACTAGCTACTGTTACAACCCCAGTTTCTGGATCAAGACTAAACCCATCTCCGGTAATACTTAGAGTTGGTTTTAACCCAGATGGAATATCTCCTGTTACCAATTCTGCAGTTATTGTAGCAGTATCTTGTCCAGCAGATAATGGGTTATCCCTTGAAGTTCCCTTGTTAGCTGAAATCACAATTTCATAAGCCCCACCAACTGGTATATATGAATCTACATCTATATAGATATTAGTTTGATTACCTTGAGTAGATCTTACTAACTTATAGCATTTGGTACCACCAGTTGGAAGTTGAGTATTTTCATAGTTAATAAATAAAGCTCCATTGTTAGAAGTAAATTCTACTTCTGTTTTTCCAAGAGCCATTAGATAAGCAGTATCTTGCAACTCAGTAAATGTAGCTGCATTGACATTACAGGTTATTTTAGCAGTTCCGGTTACCTCTATAGTTTGACCACCAGATATTGAAGTTACTGTATCACCTGAAGAAAAAGTTTGTTTGTTTTTCTTGTTATTATTTAAATTAGTGATATCAGTATCGTTAGAAGTGATTTGAGTTTGAAGGTTATCTAATTTTGGTTGGATATCCTCTTCTATCTCGGTTTTAACCTCTTCAATAGCTTTATAGATAGCCGAAAGATCTACTAAACTCAAGAAGTCATATAAATCAACCTTTTCAGTAGTAGATACCTGTGTATATGGTTTCCACCCTGAAGCTACCTTTTCTTTTATCTGGTCATTAGTAAGGGTTGTGAAACTACTTATATCCCTAAAAATAGGCATATTCTAGAGAGTTTAAAGTATTACAACTACTAAATATATTACCAATGCCCCAGCCATTACTGGAACAAAGTCTTTCCAAAATTTTGGTTCAACCATTTCTCCATCTTTGTTAGGATATTTTTTACCTGAAGTCTGTTTGATACCAGCCCAGATAATTGCTACTAAAAAAGCCGGAAATATAGCAGCCCATTTCATTGGAAGAAGTACTCCAAAGATTGCAGTAACTAACATACCGATAATTACTTGCCAAAGATTTTCTTTTGTCATGATAGTTGAGTTTTAGTTAAAAATTTATTACCAATAGTAAGACCAGTTACCACTAACCCAAGGTGGACTACTTTGCATATTAACTTGGATTATACTGTAGCTTGGCCAACTTGAGTTCATACTCATAATACTAACTGAGCTTTGTCCCACTGATAGATTAACAAAGTTATCAGCTCCATTTCCCATGTCATCATGTTGGGTCCACCCAACATTTAGACTATCATTTACAGCTCTACTAGCATTAATTGAGCCACCTCCATAAATATTCAGTGATATACTTAAAGTTACTGATACTTTACCTTGGCTCTTTTGAGTAACAGTAGTAGAAGCACTTACCCCAATAGCAGACCCATTATATAGGATTTCCATACTAACAGAAGTTGATCTACTTGATGAGCCCGAGTTTGAGGTTGCCGTAACATTACCAGTGGTTGAACTTAAAGTACCCCAGCTTGGTTTACTACCAGTCCATATATAAGTTGCTGTATGTCCTGGAGGAAGCCCATGGTTATTTAAAGTAGCACCAGAAGTATAGGTGGTATCATATTCAGCATCTGAATTTGGAGATACTGTCCCACCACTATATGGTATATCATTATAAAAAAATTGGTTTATGGTTACATTTATATACCCAGTTTTAGCATTCTCTGCTTGCCAAATCCCAGCCTTAGCAGATGCAGTTTTTCCTTGTGCAGTTACTGTAACAGTAGCGGTTACAAGGTTAGTCCTTGGTTTAACAGTAGTACCAAGAGAACTTGCAGTATAAGCCCCAGTTGAAGCATTAACTCCTGTTCCAGAGAATGATTTAGAAGCAATAGTAGTATTTGAAGCTGGGGAACCAGAACTATAACTACCAGATTGAGTTATACTAACTGTAGGAGTTATAGTACCACCTGATGCTGGGATATCATCTGGATAACTAAATGTAATTACTGGATTATTCCAAGTGAGAGAATTAGCAGCTTGAGTAACAGTTACCGAATTAGAAGTTAAATGAGCATAAGTAGCAGTTAAAGTTATAGACCTTGCATTTCCTACTGTTGTACCTCTATTAGCTGCAGTTAAACTGAAACCACTTAACGTAAACCCAGTAGCTGATCCAGACCAACTTGTTACCAAATCATTTCCACCTAAACCCTCAGTACCAGAAGTATACATTCTATATACTACAGTATGTAAGGTTACTGTTCCACCACCAGCACCGATAGAAGTACTACTAGCTGACAAGGTCATCCTATTGTCCCTCCAGGTATTAGCCTGCTGATAGACTGTTGCAGATATACTACCTGATTTCCCATTTAAAGTATAGGTATAAGTTAAAGTACCTTTAGCAGTTCTGCTGGTTACAGTAGTACCAAGGTTAGATCCAGATATACCTGCACTATATGTACCATTAGTTGGAGTAGCTTGAGAATAGGTATCATTAGAACCAGAAGTATAAGTTCTAGTTTGAGATACCGTTCCACCTATAGTACCAGAACTAATTGTACCACCTGATGCTGGGATATCATTTACAGTTAACGATCCACCGGTTGGCTTTCCATAAGCTGTAATTTGATTAGCTTGTTGGCTTACTGTTTGAGTACCCCTGATTGAATCATTTACTTTAGTACTACCCATTGAAGCGGGGTGAGTAAATGTAGCAGTAAATTCAGAGGTTATTACATTGGAAGTTCTTACAGCTCCTACTGTTGTACCTCTATTAGCTGCAGTTACAGAACCATTAGTAGTATTTATGGTAAACCCATTTCCATTGGTCATACTAAAGGTTCTACTATAAGCCATAGTCCCACCATACCTACTACCACCAGAATCAGTTTCAACCTGAGAACCACTAGAAAAAGTTAATTTAGCCTTACCATTACCAGCTACTGTTGCAGTTCCACCTGATGCTGGGATAGGATTATTATTGTAATAGAAATGTACAGTAGAAGTATTAGGATCCCTAACACCAGCTTCCAATTTAGTTACTCTATTCTCTGCTTGAGTAAAGGTTAAACTGTTACCAGAGTTTGTACCCTTGTAATTTCCTGTTACAGTACCAGTTAAAGCTGGTCCCACAGTTGAACCCCTGTTTGGTACAGTTATAGTAGCTTTAGAAACAGTAGCTCCAGATACTCCTGATACGGTTAAAGAAATACCACCATCAGTAGCAGAAGGATATACTATATTTGTACTGGTAGAAGTATATGTATTTTTTACTGCCACATCTACCACTAAACTACCACCACTTGCAGCTACTGAGTTAGTATTATTATGCCATCCAAACGTAACAGCAACACTATCTATTGAGTTAGCTTGCTGATTAACATTAGCTTGCTTGTTAGCACTCTTTCCATTAAGAGTTACGGTAAAAGTTACTGTTTTACCCACTGTAACCTCAGATATAGTTGTACCCTTTGAAGCTAAGGTGACATTACCATTAGTTGGAGAAGTAGTGTTAGTAAATGAATAACTGCCAGCTGGAAGGGTATTTAGATTAAATGTATTTACTCCCTCATCATAGTCATCATTCCAACCCCAAGCTTGTGTTACTTGTATAGTAGGAGATACAGTACCCCCCTTTGCTGGAACTTGAGGATATGATATAGTTATAACTGGAGTATCATAGATCACAGTACCAGCAGGTTGAGCTACCTCAGCTTGAGCTGATTTAGTTAGAGTAGAAGACCCATTCCAACTTGGACTTGATACATCTACTTTTATATTAGCTTTTAATTCTTGAGAAACTTCTGCTTCTGTAGCACTTACTACTCCGGTATTAGCATTTATACTAAAAGTTGACGGAGCAGTTCCCACAAAAGCATACTTACTGGTATAAGAATCTGGATTTACCCACTTAACTTCCTCAGAAGTATATAACTGATTGATATGTATTGATAGTGATGGACTTGAATTACCACCAAGAACCGGTATATCAGTATTATATACAAAAGAATCAATATATAGAGTTTCAGTTTCTATAGTATTAGCCTGCTGATAGACTGTTGCAGTGGCGTGTCTGGTAATATCAGCCCCACCACCATTGTATACTGAACTTGGAACCCACCTAAAGTTTTTATGGTATTTTGATTCTGCAGAACCCCTATCTACTCTAGCAGTTTTATTAGAAGTAACAGTTAATACTCCAGTTATAGCATTTATTTTCCAGGTAGAGTATTGAGAATTTATAGTACCGAGTTCATAGTTACTACCAGTATAGAATGATCCATAAGTATTAGCAGGAATAACTCCAGGCTCTCCTCGTACCCCAGAAGTATAAATCATTGATGGTTCTTTACTCTGAGTAACAGTAGGACTAGAACTTCCTCCTTTTGCTGGAATTTCTGAATGGTTGTAGGATAAAGATAGTACATTTTCTGGTAACTGGATATCAACTACATAGTTACCTTCTCGTGTTACCTGAGCTTGTTTCTGTATTTCATTTGATTCCAGGGTTTTATAACTGTAGTTACTAGAAGGAGTCCAAGTAACTTTATCAGTTCTAGTAACTTGTGGAGAAGTAGTCTCATTAACAATACTTGTTCCAAGACTTCTCATAGTTACATTACCTGATTGAGCTGATAACCCAGTAAAGCTTCCACTTGGACCAGGCCAAGAATAATTAACTGTATCTGATAAAGTACCAAATTCAGTATCTGGTTTATCAGTAGAAGTAGCTCCAGAAATAAATGTATATTTTACATTATAAGTTCTACTCACTAAATCTGGACCAACAGAATTTTGAGCAGCAGTTCCTTCTGTACTATAGGTATGAGCCCAAGAATCCAATAACTCTATTTGAGTTACTTTGTTTTGTTCTTGATAAACATCTACAGTTTTAGTTGCAGTTTTTCCATTAAGTGATACGGTAACTTCTAAAGTACCAGCTACAGTAGCATTACTTATTGTAATATCCTTTGAATTAGCAGATACTGGATCACCATAAGTAATGGTAGCACCAGTAGTTATATTTTCAAATTCTCCAGAAGTATAAGAAGCTACTTGAGAATAAGAAACAGTTCCACTTGATACTTGTCCACCAGATGCTGGAATATCAGCTGCACCAAATAGAGAAATATTTATTTCTGAATAGGTTACGGTATTAGCCTGCTGAGTTACATTAGCAGTTATAGTGATTGAATTATTGGTTGGTTCAAAGATATTATCTTTGTAAGATATTTTAACTCCGTGAGTTAAATATATGGTTTCTTTTAAAGCTTCACCCAAAGTGGTTCCCCTTGTACCTATAGTTACTACTCCAGTAGACTCATCTATAGAAAATGGGGATTTAGACTTATGAATCTTAAAAGTATTAGTTTTGGTTATAGTATTAATATACTCTGACGTGGGTAAGTCATTTAAAGTTTCACCACTGGAAAAAGTGGTTACATAAGATATATTACCCACTACTGGATTAGAAGTACCTCCTTTGGCGGGTATTTCTGAAGGGTTATAGGATAAAGTTACTGATGGTGCTACTTTAGTTACTTTATTTTCTTCCTGGGTTATAACAACCGATCCAGAAATTGTAGAACCATCAATAGTATTATTAGTATACCCAACTATATTAATTGCTCTAGAAGGACCTATAACAGTCCCCCTATTGCTTGCAGTTACTGTCTTTCCTGATATACTAAATCCTGGGGCATAACCACTCATTGTGAAGGGGGTTTCTAAAGTAGAAACCTTCCTACCATTTCTCCAAGTAGTTAATATTCCTTTAAGTTCAAGAGAACCACCAGATGCTGGGATAGTTATCTCTCCCGACTTAGATTTTATTTCCAGAGTATATTCATAGGTAACTTTCTCCTGAGTTACGTTAAGATCAGCATAAGTTTTCTCACCAGTACTTACACCAATCTTAACTGCTTCAAGAGTAAAGCTTTTACTACGTGGGTTTATATCCAGTTGTTCATTAGAACCAATTAAAAAAGTGGGATTCAGCTTGGTAGTATCTTGAAATATGTATAAATTATCATTCTCTACACCTTCTTTCCATGGTACAGTAGCTACAACTGGATAAGTTTCCCCAGTTGCCCTTGAATCCATAGCTGCAAGAATGATATTTGGAGAAGTTTTACTCTTTACCATAACTCAGAGAGTTAAAAGTTACTTATAAATAGAATCAGACATATCAAAGCTTGCAACTATGGAACCATCTACTTGTTGAACAACTTTTAAAAAAGCTGATGCTTGATATTGTGATTGAGAAGGTACTACATTACCTTTGAACTCAAAGATTTTAGCTCTTTCCTTTTTAGATGAATTATCATCTGAGGATAATTGTATTGGTTCTCCAGCTTCTAGCTTAGAAAAATCCATATATAGATTATCATTTGTACCATCAGCCCATGGGATAGTAACAAAGTTATTTCCAGTTGGCATGTTATTTATATTTAGTTAGAGGTACCAGTGGTATTTACACTTATCCTACCATTAATAGTACTAGTTATAGCTTGATACTCATTGTTTTTAAAATCAATGGTTATCTCTATATAGTGACCCCATACAACTGTAGACATAATTATCGAGAATATTGTAGGATTATCAGGATCCTCACTTTTTAGTACGTTATAAGTAATGTCAGATGGTACGGATACTCCACTAAAAGTTACAGTCTTACTAACAAATACCTTGCCATTATTAAAAGCATCTAAAAAATCACTGGCTGTACCTAATATTGATGTTATAGTGGTTGGAGAGTCTATTTCGCTCAACTTTGAGGGATCGCCTGGAAAAATATAAGTTGAAGATGCTTGACCAACAACATTGATCTGGTATGAAAGTCCATCCAGCTTGGTTTTATCCGCCGCCGACATCAGCCCGGCTTTGGAAGTGGTCGCATTACTGAGGTTGCCGGAATCCCAAACCCGATTCCCGTTTGAAAAGATAGCCCCGGCAGAAAACGATTTGAAGGCACCTAGTGTTTGATCTGAACCGTTCAGAAGGTTTACTGTCCCGCTCTCGTCCATTATAAACTGCGAATAGGCCACGCCCGGAATATGAAATTTGAGGAATGGTCTTTTACCTACAGCAGTTTCCCCATTGATGGTGATACCTCCGTTAATACCGGGATAGTTTTTAGGTAAATAGTTGTCCGGATTAAACTCAAACCCGGTCCAAACCCTATTCCAGACGGACCACTCTCCTCCATGTTTATATCTGTAGAACATGCTACCATAGTACTCGAAATAGAGCTGGTGAGCAGCATTAGTATCCCAATTTGTATGGATAATGTGGCAACCTTGAGAGCTGCCACTGTTTGGCGTATTTGTGCATCCAGACACAAGGCGATATAATCCAGAAGTGCTTATCGTATCTAAATCTCCGCCAAACTCACTGTAATTTAACTTGGAGTCCGGATTGAAGTTGTTAGAGTTCCAAACTTTAACCCAAGGACCCCATATTTTGTCAGACTCAGAATCTTTTATAGTTCTTAAAAATATAGCCCCATCAATATTACCATTTGAAATAGCTATCTGAGCTCCCCATCCTCCATTATCCCATGAGAAAGTTAATAAAAATCCAGTTGTAAGGTTACCAGGTTTTGTACCAGTAGTATTAGCATCAAATAGGTCATATCTTAAATATGAAGACATGGATGCTAAATTTACATCCATACTTTCAACCCTAGTTCCAGCTTTAATAGAATTTATATTATTTATAAGCTGAGATAACTTGGTTAGATTATCCTTAGTCCAAGCTTTATTATCAATAAAATTTTCAAAGGTAGTAGTTGGTAACTTTTGACCAATGAGATCCATTACTGTGGTAGCAAAATTAGAATCATCTCCCAAAGCTTTAGCTAACTCATATAAAGTATCTAATGCTTCTGGGGAACCATCAACTACATCTGCTATTTTCTGATCAGTATACTGCTCTGCACTGGTTAATACAGTTTGATCAGCTATACCATAAGATTTGGTTATATCCTGAACAGTCTGATCTAATTGGTCTTGGGATACAACACCACCTCCGGATGCTATTTCATCACTTATAGCATCTACCATATCTCTTACTGTATCATTTCTACTACCACCAAGTAATAACCTACTAACGCACCAATTAAGATATTCTTTTAAACTATCCTTTATACTTCTCTTTGCTCTCATGGCGAAAAAAAAATTACAAAATTCTATTTTACAAAATAGGGTGATTTCCATATCACCCTATCATTAAAAATTATCCTCTGGATACGCCTTTTATTTAATACCATATTTGCTATCTTTCTTTTATTGAAGATAAGTATAGCTAAGTGATCTGGTTTCATGATTGTTCTACTTGAATTGTAGTATATAATTCAGCATATAAGGTACCCTCTTTAGCATCTACTAATTTATTGAAATATTTATAGATACCAGGTTCACTAAAGGTGATAGTCCAAGGGGTTATAGCTTCATAATCAGCAGGCATGTTAAATCCTTCAGGGGGTCCCCAAGTACCAGAATTTACATAGGTATGTTCTTGTCCAAGTGAATCAGTAGCTTTATAAGTCACAGTAGCAGCTTCACTCGGTTTTTCAGTTACACCAAATATACAAACTACCCCATCCAAACCGTTTTCTCCAATAAGCATGGTTTTTAAAGTAACATTAGCTACTACTGGTACTTCTGCTTTTGGAGTACTTTCAAAACCTATCTGAAAACCATAGGTTGCTGTATCTGGAATAGGTTCATATTCAAAGTAAAGAATGTTATCTTCTACTCCTGGAGCATTTTCAACTACCTGGATACCATCTACAATATCAGAAGTTAAGTATTTAGATAGCTTTCCAGGGTCTGGAATTGGAAGTTCTACCCATTTAGTAGCATCAGACCAAGTAAGGATATCAGTACCGAAATATATCCAAACTTCTGGTTTTGGTTGAGTATCTTTGTTAAGGAAAGTTAATATCCTTACAGTAGTACGTTCTTTATCTGGGACTAAAGCTAAAGCATCAGCTAAAGTTAATTGTAAATAATTTTGTCCCACTGGGGCATACCTTACAGAAGCATTAATAACCCCATCTGCAAGAATTTGGTTGATTTCTTTGGTGGTGTAATTCAGAGTAGTGGGAGTATCTGGATTACAGCAATCACAGGTACAGGTTGCCATATATTTGGTTATTTTAAGTTTCCAATTATTGTACCATCTTTTGATTTGATGGGTATATCTGGACTACCACTTACTTTCAGTGGTAAGTTACAAAAATCTCTTACTCGTTGGTTTGAAGAATCTATCAACCATATACCCTGATCACCAACTACCATAGCATTTGGTCCAGTATATGTTTCTAAAATTTCTTCCGATTTTTCTGGGTCTTCCCTACGCATAATAAGGAAGAAGAGTAATGGTTCATCCTTAGCTTGTGCTACTTGGGTATCTCCACCTGGTTTTAATACTTTACCATTTAAGATAAATCTATCTTCTGACCAGTTAAAATCCCAATACCCATATTCATTAAGAAAACCATTTTCTTTTAGAAGCCTTCCAGAAATATATAATACTGTATCACCTGGATTTAATTCACCAGATATGGATAACTCTTCTAGAGGCCATGTTTTTATATAATTATACTGGAACAGTCCTTCCAATTGAATGGGTGTATAGACTGTTCCAGTATCCTCTCCATAAGGAAGAGGCTGCTCAATTTTTTTTAACCACAAGAAAGGTTGCCTACCAGAGTCAACATCAATGAAGTCTCTTACGATTTTTTTATAGCGTTCCCATCCAGTGGTTGAAACTCTACTAACCTTTCTTCGTGGCATAGTTTAATATTATTTGAGGAGTGAGAAAGGGTCTGGACCAGATAATGGTCCTTTTATACGTTTGTTTACAGCTTTTGGAACTACTACTCTAGTTGGTCTTTCACAGATGGGTAAATAAATATCCAAACGACCAGCTAGCATACATAGATTCTCTTTCATCATATCTAATAAACCACCAGGGCCTAAAGCTTTGATGATATTTGAAGCTAGATCAGATTCATCCTCATTGGGATTGAAATACTCTACTTGAGTGGGACCGGTTTGGATTTTCTTTACATCACCTTGATACCCATCGGGTGGTTCAGACCCACCAGAACTTGAAGTTGTATTGTTTTCTAATATGGATTGAGCTTGAGCCTTTACCATATTCGCAACTTGAACTGACATAAAATCATAAGCTGCCAACTCCATTATTAATTGGTTTTCTAGAGCTTCATAATACATTTCATTATTATACTCTTGGAGAGGGATGCAATGATTTACTAGAGGCTGTAAATACAGCTGCCATTTTTCAATAAATTGTCGTTTAGTACTTGTAGTTACTACCCCAAATATATTTTCTGGGATATATGTATCTATAAGTTGATATATTGAACCCGACAGATGAGTTTTTGCCTTATCAGTTACTGGTACTCTTTGTTCACTACTACCAACAGTATTTGAAGCAGGATCTTTAACTAAAAGTGTTACTTTGTAAAACCCTGGTTTATCAAATTCATGAGTAGGATTATTTAGAGTAGATTGGGTATTATCACCAAAGTCCCAGTGATAAGTATAATCACTGGGTACTCCGGTAGATAAGTTTTCAAAAGTGACTTTGAGTCCCACAGTAGCATAATTAAAATCTACTACCATGGCTTATAATATTTATTCGTCAGCAGGAGCAAGTTCACCAACTATAGCTTCTACAATTGAAGCTTTGGTATCATCTTCTTCTACCTCGATTTCAAATAACTCTGCAATACCTTTCAGCTGAGTTAAATTGAAATTATTTGACAGTTTCTTAATATCTAACCCCTGATTAAAGAGATCAATAAACTTAGCTTTGTCCTCTTCTGGGTTATGATTTACTTCTTCTTTCTTTACTTCTTTAGGTAAACCAACTACTCGTACCAGGTGACCACCTCCAAGAGCAGCTTTTATTTTTGGATTCATCTGCTGCAGAAGGTTAAGTTCTACCGTTTGACCTTTGGTAATGGTTAACCCAGTTTTCATATCATGAAAAACTGAAGCATTTTCTCCTAGTTGTACTGTTATATTAGCCATAGTTGAAATTTTTAGTTAAATGAAGAAATCCCGAGACCAGGTGTATTATTCCTGATCCCGGGGTTTAGATAATTACTTTTCTATACTTACAGTGATATAAGGATCAACTTCCATGTATGCTGGGAAGCCCTTTTCACTGAATTTCTTAGTACCATCTAAGAGGATAGCAGCATCCTGATACATCTTAGAGAAACCAGTAGTAATGGTAGCATAGGTAGCCTCAGTCTGATTAGAAACGATTCGTTCCGATTCCAGCATCAACTGACGAGCAGTTAACTTGATCAGAGCTGCACGAGGATCTATCAACAGTAACTCGTTATCAGGTACACCTGGATGAATGTAGAAATCAGCACTGTTGGGAACTGGAGTTTTCAGATTCAGAGTAGCCATAGTAGTACCAGACTGACGATTCTTAAACTCTGGTAAGTCTAAGATATCAATTGCCTGTTCCTCATCACCAACCATGGTTTTGAAATTACGGCCGAGACGAGAAGCACGTACCCAAATACGAAGTAAATCTTTATACTGGATACCAGCAGCAGTATCACCTACACCAATTACTGGAGCAGATTCAGAACCATCTGACTGATTACCATTGATCAATACATCCAATGCCAGACCATCCAAAGCATAACCAAGCTGAACACCAAAGTCACGGAGGAAGATGGCCATCACATCCAGGGAAACGTAGTTACGAACTTCATCGGTGATCTTAAAACCACGACCTACTTTGAAGAGATTTACCGATTTCTGTCCGAAGCTTACATCACCCAGGGGAATGGTTTCAGCCTCATTTACCCGAGCAGGTGCAGCATCCGAGGGATTAACAAATGGCATGATAGCGGTTAACCCATTGATTGCCTGGTCAGAAGCTATGATATTTGGATAGAAGGGAGCTTCTTTCATACCCAGGTAGATAGCACTACGGATAATTTCAGGAACCAACCAACGGATGCTCTGATCTGGCATCGTAAAGATGTTGTGCATGGTATCCCGCTTAACATTTACTTCCAGTTTATCATAGTAATCATTAAGAGAAAGACCATAACAATTCTGTACAAAATCTTCCAGTGAAATATCCGTGGGCACTTCATCTTTGTTACCCTGACGGAAAGCATCCAACTGGGAAACTATCTGTGGCAACTCTTTACGGAAATCAGCTGCCTTCATGTTTTCAATATTTACAGTACTCATTACTTTCTAATTTATTAGTTTAAAAATTATTTTACGAGAACCTGGATTAATTCATCAGCTGCACTAGCCGGAGTGATAGCAATAAAATTGCTTGCAGCCTTAGCTGCAGTATTGGTATACTTTACATACTGACTGTCTTCTTCAGGAGCACTTGGAGTTACAAAACCACAAGTAACAGCTGCAGTAGAAATTCCATATACTACAGCAAAAGCCGATACCATTACAGTTACCTCATCACCAGGATAAGCAGGGAACTGACTGTTGGTAACAGCAATACCAAGATATACGGTATTATCAGCACCAACATAAGGACTGATAGTACCATCTGCATTTAACATTACCGGCTGACCCTGGATAATGGTGTCACCAGCTTTGAATACAAAAGCCTGATGGAGCTTATGAGATTCACTCTTGTAAATAACCGTCTGAGGAGTAGGTACCCCTACTTTAGCCATCAGCTGTGGATTGTTCAATTTCATAGTAAATGTTTATTATTTGGTTTTAGCAATATTTTTCATAATTCCAACTATACTGTAGGCAGTATCATTATTAGGCTGTTTACCTTCAGTATCAATGTTAGCCATGCTAGAAGCACGATTTACATTCTTAGAACCACAATCTGCACAATGGAGGGGGAACTTTTCCTCTACCTGAGCATCATAGGTAGCTTTTAAAGAAAGTAAAGTTTCTACATTGGTAGTGTCTGCTTCTAACAAAGATAAGATATTAGCATCAGCTTTATCTTCATCTACTGTCTTTTTGTAAGAAGCAATGGTAGCTTCCCGCACATCTTTAAGATGAGCCTCTCCTAAGCTTACCATTTTTTCATTTGACTTAATGGTTTCTTTTAAAGAATCTACCTCTTCTTTCAGAGAGGTAACTTCTCCCTCTGCCTTGGTCTTTGCCTCAGACAGACTCTGATTCTCAGATATGATATCTTTAATCTGAGAAAGAGCAAGCTCAACAGTTGGAGTAGAACCTTCAGCTAAGCTGAGCATGTCCTGTCCGAAGAGTTGCTCAAGGAATTTTTCAACTTCGTTCATATTATTATTTTTTGGTGGGTTTTGGTTCCCCTCATTATTAAATTTGCTGGTATTGTACATCGTACTAATTTGGTTTGCACCCTTGAAATCATAGTAAGATATCTTAGTTTTCAAGGTATCAAGATCCATAGGTTGAACATCAGCATACGAATAATACCTCGCTCCAGCATAATCTGGATTATTTATTTTACCATTAGCTATAATCTGAGCAAATGGATCAGCCCCATGGGATACAAGAGAAGTTTCTCTATAAGCTATAATCTTCTTAGCTACCCTATGCACTAAACTTCCATCTTCTAACCTGGTATTAAATTTTTCCCTAAATTCAGCATCTGACATATCATGGGATTTAGCCCACTCAAACATCACGGTTACTGAATTGGAATGGATAGAAGGTGGATCCATCAATATACCCCGAGCTATTCTTGGATTAGCTTTTGCATCAATCTTAAGAACTCCATTGATACCCCCTGGGATTACTACCCCGTTGTCAGCTTTATAAGAATCTTGCCATGAAACTGATTTAATGGAGCCTATAGCATTCCCTACCTCAGTTTCATGATCACAGTTTACCGTTTGACCAACTAATAGGTTCATAGAAGCTTTTAATACTTCTTCTGGAAACTCGGTTGGATTATAATCTTTAGCAACTATACAGTTAGATAACAAACGGAATACTGGTTCTATAAACTCACTATCCTTGGGATTTAAATCCTCTTTAGTTACATTGGGATAATAAGTATTATAATCAGTATTAGCTCCAAATAACCCATACTTTTCAGTATCTACCTTAGTAGCTTTAAAATAGTTTTCTGAAAATGATTGTAATGGGATACTTACTGGTAAGTGGTTTGCCATTACACTGTGGCCACCACTTAAAATCATAGTATCTATAAAATTTGGCATAATATTGAAATTATTTATCGTGGTCTAGAATCTTGATCTGCTCTCTTTGGAACTGTCTTATTCTTATCTCTAGTTTTTCTATCAGAGGTATCTTTATCAGCCTCTCTCTTTTGTTTTTTGGCAGAATCTTGAGATGAGGAAACCCCCTCTGTTTCTTCCATTTGCCTTGGTTCTTTTTGATCTGGTTTTTCATAACCCATTGACCATGCAAATTCTTCTTGACTAATGATACCCTGATTATAAAGGCTTACAAGATTACGAATCTTATACTCAATCCCCTGTTGAACCTTGAGTTCATCAGATATGGTTGAAGTTCCAAAAGTAACCACTACACCTTTATTATTATACCCAGCTAGACGCAATTCTAGAGTGTATAAAAATTCCAAGGCATATTTCAGTAGCATTTGGATATTTCTTAACTGGGATATCATTTTTGATAATAATATACCAGTTCCACCTTCAGTTAAATTATTCTGAACCCCTATAAGAGAACCATTGACCCCCAAACCATTAGCAACTGATTGTTGATTCATTGCCCATGGTTTTTCTATATTACCTATCTCTTTAGTGGTTGAGTTTAATTTAAATTCATGATCATCCTTGAAACCAACCACTATGTTGTCCTTAAGTCCTTCTCTTAAGTTCATTTTAAGCTTACGAAGGATATGTTCCAACCTTCGAGCATAAGCATCCCTTGACTCACTTGGGTTAATGGTGGGTTTCTCCATCTTAGCTTCTAAGAAGCCAACCATACCAACCAGTTCCATGATATGTTTGAAGTTTATCCTCATATCATGTTGACCCTTCAAGGAATCCAGGGCAGCCATAAATGGTGGTACCCCATAAGGTTCATCAGTATCATTATACATACCAAGGTATTTGTAAGTCTCATTGTTCAACTTTATGAACTCTGGTTTCTTACTCAATACTTGGTTGGGATTCTTCTGATAAGGGTGATATACCCCGTCATTTAATCTTCTGAAGTATATCTGTTCTGGATTGATGAATAATACAGTAGAGATACCATCTAAATTATTGTTTGGAACTGCTTCTATTGATATAGCTCCACTGGTAAGACATTGTACGGTAAACTTATTTACCAATCCATCTATACCAGCTGTATACTTTGTCCATGATTTAGAAGCTACCATTAAGTGTTCCCTCATTCTAGTAGCTTCTTCTGGAGTATTCTTAGGGAATGATATGGTATGACCAGTATTAGCTAGCTTAAACATATCTTGTAAAGCTATACTAACATCTGGATTAATTTTATACAAATCCCTAATCAATGGTATTACATCTCTACGAAAAGAGGATTCCACCAGATTGGTAAAATCCCGTAAAGATAAAACTAATCCACTTCCTTGAGTATCTGGTTCTGATACTCTTCCAGGAGATATTGCACCCACTTTTGGTGAGTCATCTCTTATCTCTGGAGCTTTTAATGATTCTTTGGGTTTTCCCCTACTTAACCATGTTCTTGGGTCCAAGATTGACATAATATAATGATTTTGTATGTTACAATGGAAGGATTACCGTGTTTCTATTAGTAGTCTTCCTAATATGGTTGCATATAGCTTTTCCAAAGATATCATCATCTGCATAAGCCTGACCTTCCAGATCTATATCCACTGCAGAATTATTTTGTCTATGTTTACCCATAGCAACTGGTCTTCCCATACCATCATAGATGAAAGTATAAGCTTCTTGTACAAAGAAAGGATCTTTGATGATTACTTCATCTTCCCGGATATCCTTTTCCAAACCTTCAACTATGAGTGAACGGTTCTTCTGAGTGGTCAACCAACCTGGTATCTTTTCTTCTTCTGGTCTAGATTTTCCTTTTTTCTTTAGAAGTTTTGTAGAGTAGTATAAATTTGGGTAACCCTCATCCTGAAGCTTGATAACAACTGCCATACCAATATCATTGGATTCAGGAGCTATTTTAGCATAGTTAAACTTCTCTCCAGTATCTCCAAGGAGTTTAGCATACTTATCAAGAGGAATCTTACCCTTGTAAACTACTGCTTCTTCTCCCTCTTTCGACATACAAGTAAATGAAGAGTAGTCAGTACCACGACCAGTAGCACAGTCTGCACCAATGAAATAATCAGTGTTTGGATCTGGTTCATTAAATTCTCTGTACTGACCACCAAGTCTCATTTTGATTGGTGGATATTCAGTGAGCATTTCTTCTATACTCTTGATATCAGCTAGATCAAATACTGTATTACCTGATGACAAGAAGTCACCGTCAATCTCTTGAGCAGTTCGTTTGGGACCAAGAGCAGTTGCCATTTCATCATACCAATCCTGGTCTCGGTCTGGGTGCATCTGCCAATACAACCGTATTGGGTTGAATGGGTTACTTCCAGAGATAGCATCTACCCAAGTACTGTGGTAGAATCCACCAACACCAAAAGGAGTAGAGTTTACTATAGCATAACCACCGGTTGACAAAGTTGGGAAAGCTGCTGCCCAAATCTGAGCTGCCCAACGAACAATAGCAGCCTCATCTATAACCAACAATGAAAGAGATTCAGAACGACCAGCTTGATCTGAAGTTGGGATAGATTCTATTATTGACCCATTAGAAAACTCCATGGTAGAAGCAGAACCATATTCTCCAGTTCTACCATTGATGATTGGTGTTTGAAGATACCATGGAAGGTTCTTGTACATAAACTTGATCTTCTTCAAAACCTTCTTAGCAATGGTATCCTTAATTGAGATGATATTTATCTTCTTGTTGGAATGATACATTGCCAACCATAGACAATACATAGAAATAAGTTCTGTGATACCAGCCTGCCTAAACTTCAGAATGATATTGAATCGTTCTTTCAAGAAGTTGTATAAAACAGATTTTTGGTAAGGATAGAGATCAAATCTAACCCTACCAAGCACCGGGTTGATAACCCAGATGAAATGTGAAAAATAGAATATATCTTTTGATACCTTAGCTAGTATCTTTATTTCTTCAGAGCTTAGATATTGTTGCTGTTGAGTTGTTTTCTTAGCCATGTTAGAAAGTATAGTTTAACCTCAGGTATAAATCAGTCCCTATACCTTTCTTCAGGTTTGGGTAATAAAATGAATTGAATCCCAGTTCATAATTAAATTTACTGGTATTGTACTTCAATCCAAAATCCAAATCATATAAGTTGTTGAAGGGTCTTACAGTGATTTGTGCTGTTGGAGAAAATCTTTTAAAGAATTTTTTTCTCTCGAAAGTAAGATTATTGTTTACATAGTTGTATGAATACAGGTTTGGATTGATTGGATACTGCTTGTTGTATATGTTTCCTTTGGTGTTTAGCAGATTCATATCTAACTTCCTATCATCAAACAACAGTGAAATCAACTTATCATTGTTTGGATATTGAGTCAAGTATTGGGAAGATATACTGAGGATTGATGAGTCTTTGAGATAGATTTCAAGAGTATCATGTTTAACTTCTACCTTCTCAACAAAAACTGAATCAACTTTGTATTGAGTTATGTACTTTGGAACTTGGATATACTTGTACTCAGTATCTGGTTTCAAGTACTTATCCACATAAACTGTATCTGGTGAAGATTCCAAGAATTTCACTTCTGATTTTGGATTCAGGAATTGATAAACACATAATATCCCAAGTCCAATGGTCAGTATGTAGAGTATCCAAGTCTTCATGTTTTGTGGTTTTGATGAACAATAGTCATTTCATAGTTTTTTGAGTGTTTAAAGGGGAAAGGGGGGATTATAGGGGGGTATGGGGATATATTCAGGTCATATATGTTATTAGCTCTTAATAGCCTGATAAATATTTGCTAGCCAAAAGTTATTAGCCTAAAGAGGCTAAGTATTTAGGAGGCTAAAAGAATAATTATCATCTAATGATTTTACTACTACTTTAGTAGTAGTAAAATTATCCTATAGCATAGCTATAGGATAATTCCTTACACGTATACATGCGTGTATATACGTACGCACGCATAGTACTTTTTAATTTAATTTTGATTTTTAATACATTTTTTGAACCATATACCAACTTCATAAACTGATCCTTTAGATAGTGTATTTCTGGCTTTATTAAGCCAATAAGTTTTATTAGAATTATCAAAATAAATCTTAAAATTTCTAGGAAATCCCATAATGATTCCATACTCTTCAATTCCCATAGGTAATCCATTGGGATTAAATTGTCTATTTGAAGGTCTTAGAGTCAAAGGATAAGCATTTGGTCTGTTTCTATATACTCCAGGTAAAGTTTTCATCTTAGTACCTTTCATAGGCCACTTAAATTCATCTTTGAATTCAGTATTCCAAAGCTTTTTTACTTGTTTTACAGTCAAAGTTGACTTAGATTTATCAGCATAATGATACATAGCTAGTTTCTTATCATCATCTTCTCTGAAATTTAGATCATTATTGATCATTTTACCAATATCTTTCACTAGAAAAGGTTCAGAAACCTTAAATAATCTCTCAAAATGATGATAATCTACTCCTGAATCATGTCTAATACCAACTAATATCAGTCTTTTTCTTGATTTTTGAGAATTTCCAAACTCAAAAACTGAATGACAATGGGGTATCAAGTGATATTTTGATAATTTTTTCTCCCATTCTTCAAAAGGAATCAAATCTAAGAGCTTTGGAAGGTTCTCTAAAAGGAAAATCTTGGGTAAAAATTGCTCAATAGCATTCAAATAAAGGTTCAAAGTTTTATCTTCTCGTGGTTTACCAAGGGTTTTCTTCCTTGAATAACTAAAATTACTAGAATGACCACAAGAAGGGGAACCAATTATGATATCTGGATTAACCCCTTTGTATTCTTCAATACTTTTTAAAAATGGAATATCACCAAAATTGAGTTTCCATTGTTCTTCATTTCTAGTATGGAATACTCCTCTTGGTTCAATATTACCAACTAATCTTCTTTTAAATGGGAATAAGAGAGCACCTTGTGCAGCTGCAATCCCTAACACTGTAAATTTTTTCATATACTATGAATTTTGTAGAAAATATCCCCTGTATACCAAGGTATCATGTTACTGATACAGGAGAAGTTTATAGGAAAAATGAGTATACTTCTAAAACTGGGTTAATATATAATAAACCCAATAAACCTTTGTGGTGTAAATGTAAACTGGATGTTAAAAATGGTTATATGTATGTACATGTAAGATTACCTAATTTTGATAAAACTATAAGAGTACACAGGTTAGTAGCAGAAGCATATATTCCAAATCCCCATAATTATCCCATTGTATGTCATAAAGATAACAATAGAACAAATAATCATGTATCAAATCTATACTGGGGAACCCAATCCATGAATATACATCAGACAATAACTGACGGTAGAAATAACCCACCAATTGGTAATAAAAATTTTTACCATGGTAAAAGAGGTACAGATACTAACAATGGTAAGTATTCAGTTAGATTAAAGTTAAGAATATATAGATTTTATAAAAGACACCCACTTGTAACTAATAAGGAATTACGTATAAAATTTGGGATAAAAAATAGGAGTACCATAACTAAAATAATATCCGGGAGAGATATGATTATCAAAGAACATTACTCCTAATACTGTCATTTTATTTGCCATAATGGATTAGAATTATATAATTAAACAAACTGGTATTGCAAAGCACTCTTTAACTATGCAAAATATTAATCAAACTCTAGAAAAGTATATGAAATTAAACATTGGAGATCCAGTATTGGTAACAGGACCAGCTCATTTTGAAAAAGCAGAAGTAATTGAAAGGAGCAAAGGGATTTACACTTTAAATAATCAGATGAAGATCACTAAGGATTTGAGTATCATTGGAAATAGCAGATTCAAAGTAACCCCTTTCAATAATGAGGAATACAATTATCTTCTTGCCGTAAATCAAATCCCACGACAATTATCAATTATAAAGGAAAAGATGGACCAGGGATTAGCAAAGGAATCAATCCTAAAAATCCATCAAAAGCTTAAAAATATAATAACTAAATACACTTAGTCATGTTTAGTTTTTGGAGTCAACTCAAGGCATTAGTTGCCACTAAGTATTTTCAAGTAATAGGTGATCAATGGATTAATATATTATCCTATCACAAAGCTCTCAAAAATGAGTTTGGAAAACTATATGAAGATGCTTTAAGTAAACTCCTATTCAGAGCAATCATTTGTTGTATTATCATAACACTTCTATCATCAATATGATCACTTTTCTAATTTCTATATATATTATCGGACTAATCTTAACTTTCTTAATAGATATAACTTTAATCCATAATAACCCAATGTTTGAATCAAAGAGAAAATGGTTAATCATATTTTGTATTTGGTTATCCTCTCCTATCTGGATGTCTGGATTATTATGGACATTATTAAAATCAATCCTTAAAAAAAGATGAACTACCTAACTAAGATCTTAATTGCCTGGATGGCTGGATTTGTAATATTCGGATTAGTGGTGGTATCGATAGGGTTAGTTGTAGGATCAGTGATTGATGCCATTACTTTCTTCTCCCTATTTTATCTTCTAGCAACTATCATAGCTTTAGCAGGATTATCACTATGGTATCTCTTAAAATGGTTGATTGATTAATATTAAATGACCATGAGTAACTCTATAATGTTAGTCTACAAATTGATGGAATATATTAAATTCCAGACTAACCTATCTAAGGATTATTCTTTAGAGAATATGAACCACCTCTTGAAACAATTTTGTGAAATTCACAATGTTACTTGTAAGCAATCCCTAATCATCAAGTATCATAAAGGAGTCACTAAATATCTCTCTACCAACGATGGAAAACCTTTAACCCTTTATAAAAATAATATCATTATACCATGACAATTGAAGAGTTTGCAGACAAACTATGGGTAACATTTGTATTACCTAAGATCAATGATTTTTTAAAGGCTAATCAAAATCCCTCTAAAACCAAAATTAAGAACTTCATTAATAAATTAGATAAAGAAGTTGATACCTTTTGTAGAGTGAATGGGTTCAAAAAAGAATTCACTTTGGAAGCTAAGATAGAGAATGGGGTATTCTCTGTATCCCCTACTCATTTGGGATATAAAAATAAAATAAGCTTTCTAGAGGAGTAAGTTTAATAAACTAATAAATTCCTAATCTTATATGGGGCTATCTTTCTAGAGGTAGCCCTTTTCTTGTGTTATATTTATTTGGATTTGATAGATAGGGATAGATTTTTTATTGTGTGTTGGGAAGGCCCATTACTATAGAGCTAAAACTTGAGTTATTGAAAAGGGCACACCCATTACTTAGTATTTGAAAACTAGTTGTAGTAAGAAAGGCACACGGTGTCCCTAAATAAAAAAATCCCCTATTAAAAAATAGGGGACAATTTTTTGTTACGCTTCAATTTGAATAAATATAAAATCATTTTTTATTTCTGATTTGATTATTATTCCGTCATCATTTAACTCATCAATAAATTTATTGATACCTTCCTTTTGATTTGGATTTTTATTTTTGAGAACTAAAAAATGATAACTATTTTTTTCGTTCATCCTAAAATTATATCGGATTAATTCAATATCCAAATTTTTTTCTTTTGCATTATCGGATATATATTCCAAATATTCCGATAAACTTTTAATATTGTTTTCCATTTTATTTTTTATTTATTCATTACGGAAATAAAACGTTTTACAAGTTCTTTATTATCCTGTGTAGAATTATTATCTACAATTTCGTTTACATTATTGTAAACTTCTTTTGCATATTCTTTCCACACTTTTTGGAGTTCTTTTATTTTTGTAGGATTTTTTTCTACCTGTAAAAAAGTTCCTAAAAAGTTTTGTAATTTTCTACGTAATTTAATACGTAAAGATTTTTTTTCTTTGTCTGTTTTGCAATCCTCAAAAAGAGAATTTTTATAAATACTTTTACGATTTTTAGAATTAGAAATTAAAATTTCTTTTCCAAAATTCAAAACTTCATTTGCTTTCATAATTTTATACCTAAAATTTTTTAAGATTATTTTTAGAAATATTAAGTAGAAATTTTAGGATTTTTTTGAACTACTTTTTATTTCCTTTTCTGTACTACAAAGATAAAAACAAAAAAAGTTTTTTCCAAATATTTTTCAAAAAAAATCATAAAAAATTTTTGTAGATATTTCTTGTATATCTACATATTAAATCAATTTTATATATATTAGACTAAGGCCAACGTTAGCGCCAAATGAAAATCCGCGATTGTAGCCAGGGTGTGGGCTTTCTTTGGCCTGATCTAGAAATTTCATATTGTAGATACCTTCAATGGAGAGGCCCTGTGGATTTCAGGATTATAGGTTCTAAGGCCTTTAATCTATTAATTTAACTTTAAAAGGTCAATAAAATATTTACTACCTTCCCCTTGCATTTTATTTACATTTAAAGGCATCAAAGAGTATTCTCTAGTAAATTATATTTATCTTTATAAGAATTTTATTTACTTAGATTCTTAAACCTCTAGAATGGTCTTATTTTAATTTACCTGAATCCAAATTTAATAAAATCTCAGTTTTCAAGCGTTTTTAAGCGATTATGGATTTTAAGCGAATTAATCCAAATCCTCCTTCAAGCGAAATATACAAATATAGGCCTATTTTTAATTTTAAGCCCCCTCTAGAGGATTTTATACCCTTAGTTTATAATTTCCCTACCCTACATTTCTAAAGGTTCTAAGAAAGGGTAATTTTGGATGGGTTTAAATTTTTCCCTTGGTCTAAAAATTTTAAAATTTACCAATGGTCTAAATTGCCCTAAAACCCCAAAAATTTTAAAAATTAAAAAAGCTCAAAAGTGATGAGTTTTTGAGAGTTTAATTTTAAAATTTAATTTCGAGAAAAACCCATGTTTGAGGCAGAGTTTTGAAAGTATGAATTTTTAATATTAATCCTAAAAGTTAAAAACTTAGTTTTAATATGTTTAAGATAGTGTAGATGAGCCTTTTTGAACTTTTAGATAAATTACAATCTTGTCCAACCCCTGTTTGTTGAGCTGTTTTACAAAATGTAAAAATGTCCACTCCATGTTTACACTATAGCCAATATAAGTTTTGATACACTTTGTTCAAAAATGAGCTAAAATTTATTAACTTTTTATATAGGCTGTGGAAAAAATGGGTAAAAAGTGAACTTTCTTTATCTGGACTTAGAACAAACCCAGACTTTTGTCGATTTGGACTTTTTGTTAAAATGTCAACTCCTATCTCCTCTATACTTAGACATATCTTACGTATAGTGAAACCTCAGATTTGAATAGGCCCTAAATTTTTAGAGTAAAAAAGCCTGAGAAACACTAACGATCTATGGTACAGAGTATGAGAAACAGGGATACCTGCGGTAGAAGGCCTTATTTAGATATGAGTATTGATAGTGTATTGAATGATAGATTGATACCTAATGATTGTATTTATATCATATAATGATTTATTAGTATTTAGAATATACTTCTGATATTGATATGGATAATATCAAGGAGATTATAGATTGAGTATATAAGTTATGTATTAATGTGTATATGAATAAAATTATTGATATTATTTACAATTTTTGTTTGTTTTGGGTGGAGTTATTCCCAGATCCATTTTAAGAATTGATATCCGATAGATAAGATTACGATTATAAATGAGAATATCGTTAAGTAGTAAAGTATAGCTAAGAAGAGGTGGACTAGATTTTTCATTTTAGTTTTGTTTTTAGTGGAATATTAGGTAGAGTATGAAAACTAGAAATAAGATTGAGAATAATAATATGATTGATAAACATATCTTCTCTAAGAGTGTCATAGTTGGTCTAATTCTATTTGGATTACTTTTAATAGGTATTTGAGTTGATTGAGGTTAGTGGGTTTTTCTAGTAGATTCATAACTCGATTTATATATTCTACTCTGTTATTGATTTCTTCTAATCTTGATTCTATTTTGTTTAGGTTAGCGTGGATAGTAGGTATTACATTAGATATAGCATTAGCATTTAAAGATACTGTTTCTTTTTCAGTGTAATTCATAATAATGACAACCTTGTTGATAATTATATCAAGTTGTTGTTTGATTTCTTTAATTTCTTCCATGGTTATCTAGTTTTCAATGATGAATTTGATGATAGTGATCAATATGCAGAAGATAAATACTGCTTGAAAGAATGTAACTATAGCTAATCTGATACCTTGACTCTTTTTGTAGTATTTCTTTAGAAGTTGATAATGGTGTTTTGTTAATTCTTCCAGTCTATTGATTATTTCCTTAGATGGACTAGCTACTTGATTAATATAATATTTATTAATCATATTGATTTCCAGTTCTATTTCCTGGATTTTCTTTTTGTAGTTCATATTTAAGCTTTTTTAAGGTTTCTAGAGCAATCTTAGACTTAATTGCATATTGTTTATGGATATTGGATTCTGGAGGATATATTTCTAATCCAATTTGATAAGAATTATATCTGTCTATCCATTCTATTAAGTGATTATATCTTTTAGTGGATATAGAGACCGGAACGTTATCTATCAAGATTATCACCAATGATTCTTTCTGCTTTGTAGAAACAGGCTTTGATTCCATTGTCTGTATCTTCTTTTTTAATTAAAAGGATAGCATAGAACTTGCTAGAGGCCTTTATTTTAGTTTCTATATATTTACCCTCATTTGGTAAATAACGTCTTACTAAGAAATGAATTAATCTTTTCATAATGTAGATTTAAAGGTTGGAATATTAGGATATTTACCTATATTAAGCAGTTTATCTATGTAATCGAAGTATTCTTGTCTGATATTGGCTAATTTTCTAAGATCTATATAAGAATCATAGCTACCAAATGCTTTTTTATGGAGTGATACTAACTCTGTATAGTTATGATCTGGGATCTCGATTAGAGTTTCATCAATTTTAATTAGTTTCATGGTTCTATGTATTTAATTCTATGTACTGTACCATTTTTATCAACTATGATCCTTTCCCTGATAATTAGTTCTTCTTGTTCAGTTGTGGTATTTGATTGGTTATTATATACTGATTTATTTAGAGTAGAATCATATTCGGGAGGGAATTTAGTTGAATAATCTGGCATTGGAGTAGACATTTTATAAGTTGGTGTCCAATCTATAGGTTCTTCTTTATGACACCTCTTATATGCAACTGCAATAAGTAAGATTATCAGTATTTGATATGAATAATGTGGTACTTTCATTGTTTTTAGTTTTAATCAAATATAATAAAAACTTATTGCATATGCAAATCTATTTACTAAAGTATACTTCTGATGATAAAATAGATAGCTGCTAATACCGGTATTACTTTAGTGAATTTATCTAGAGCTTTGATATCCTTTGTCATAATCTAAAGCTTTTATTCTTCTACTTCTTTTAATTCAAAGTCTACCAATTGATCACTTGGGAATCTTGAATAATAATCGATTTTTATCTCCTCATCTGCAAACCAGAACCTTATTTCAAAGTTTTCATCCAGTTTATCTAACGTTTCTTTGAGATCTTTTACTTTCATGATAATTAGCTTTTAAGTTTACAAACTTACATATTCATTAACAAAGATAGTAACAGTATCATTATAGGAATCATCCATAATACTATCAACGTAAAGCTCTTTACCATCCATAATATTCTCAATTTCAAGTTGACAATTATCATCCATCCCTTCCAGAGCTTCTTTTAATTCCTTTACAGTCATAGCTTTTAAATTTTAAATATTATTTGTGTTTTTCTTTATTACAAAAATAATAAATTTTTATTTAAATGCAAAATTAAATACTTGGGTTATCCAGTGTGTATTGCTTTATTGGCTGTTTTAGGGTATTTTCTAGAAATTCTATTATAATGGGCTAATAGTTTTATTATCTTAGTTTGCTTTAAACTCTAGAAAGGGGGAAAATCCTTGCAATAAGAACTCTCCCCCTGAAAGCAAATGAAAGTTATGAGAAATTAAGAAAATGGGATTGTAATTGTGGTATTTGTGCTTGTAATAGAACTCCTATTAACTGGAATCCCATGTCTATCCATTTTGATACAAATATAATGTATAGCTTTGTTCAATGGAATCTCTGGTTCTGGTCTTATCTTTTCTATTTGAAATGTAATGATTCCAGTTAAATCTTGGGACATATTTAATTTCTTAACCTTTAAAGAGGTTTTCATTGAGATCTCTGCAATTAAGTCTCCAAAACCCTCTTTCCAATATCTCAATATTTCATCCCTATTTGGAATGTCTTTTGAAATACCTCTTCTGTAAACCTTATAAATACTATCCTTTGAATACATGATATCTGGGTTTTATTAGTGGTTAAATCATATTACTCCATTGTAGCTAAGTTGATTTAATTGGTTTATTGTATTTTCTTCCCAATATTTCAAACCCTCTTCCTTCTTATCTTTCACTAAAAGATAGTTGATGAGAGAGGTGATATCGTTTATCCATGTCCTTATTTCTTTTTTTTGTATGGGTTTACCATTCCAGATAGAGAACATAATATATACTATCAATTTTTTAAAACCCATAGCTATGATATGCTCATTGAGATTATTCTCTCTAAAATATCCATCATATGACATTTTATCATAAACCCCATCAAATATATTTGCTAGAGTTTCTGGGAACATTATCCATGATACTCTATGTAATCTATAAGGACCACCAGCTTCTCTAAGCGTAAATATAAAATCACTTATAGTTATTCTTTTACTCTTTAATACCCATCTGAGTACTTTAAGTAACAATAGGTTTTCACCATAGATATCATATAACCATGGCCTTAATCTATATTGGTTTAAAGCATATTCAAATAACTCATAATGATATCCTCCTTTGATACTTAGTTCGAGTAATTGTTTCTCCAAATATTCACTATTTACAGTGATTTTACTTAAAAATGATGGTTTTACAATGAGCTCCTTCATAATTGTACGTAATGATGATAAATTGATACAAAGTAATCTTCTTGATCAGTTTTATAAATATTGTCATATGCATGATCAATGGGTTTATTTTCCATAAAACCATAAGTTCTTATAATGAAAGGATTACCATCTCCTGATAGGTGTTCTATCTGAGTGACAATACTCAACCCTTGATCTGGGGTTCCCCGATGATGGATATATAAATCTCCTGGTTCTACTTGATCTGGAGTCTTTTGGAACATTATCATATCAAGCTCCTCATTGATCTTAATGGCAACATCAAATACGGGATTTAACTTTTCATTATGGGTGATATGGATAAAATTTCCCTGCCATTTCCCATGAATATCCAAGATTTCTATATATGGAAAACAGGAGTTAAATGATACCATTATTCCCCCTTTGCAAATGAACCAAGGTTCTACTTTAGTTGACTGAAGGGTTATTTTTTGACCGGGTATTCTTGTGATTTCATCCTTGCTCATCTTAAAATCTATGGGATAGATATAAGAATCTTCGTCTGATCTTTGATTGAATTTAACTCTAATTCTTATTCTACACCCAAAAGTATTAATAAGATAATAAATATCTCCAGCTGCTTCTCTAGCAGTAAGTTTCCTATTCGGTCTCATCTTCAAATGATTTTAACATGATTAATATATAATTAACTAGATAAGCTTTGTCTGATTTTCTAAGCCTTTGATCATCTATAACTCTATTTGAGATAGACCTTGCATTATCAAAGTAACTTATTTCAGCATTGGTATCCATATTTTGAATTTCAATTTCATAATCTTCAACTATGGATTCCCTGGTTTGAATACCTAAGCAAGTACATCCACTTAAGAGTATACTTGCTAAGATTATATTATATTTCCTCATATTCACCGATTTCAATATTTACATCATCAGTACCCGGTATGTTTTCAATACTTTCAATAAAGTATTCTTTTGGACCATCCCAGAATCTTACTTCCAGGTTACTACCATCCATATTTTCCAGGGCTTCAATTAAATCTTTTACAGTCATGATATTTAGTTTTTAGGGGTTAACTTTATAATTTGAGATACTTTTAATTCTCCATAGTATCCTCTATATTCCAACTCTTTGATAAGTTGACCAGGAGTAAAATTAGCTAATTCAGGATAAAAACCTCTAACTTTAGTTAACTCTGTTTGTTTTTTTTTCTTTGAATTTAAGTTTTCTTTAACGCATTGTTTACAGATTACCCTATGACCATCTCTAGATCTTTTATCCGGATAAAAATCAGTGATGGGTTTTTCAATATTGCATTGTTTGCAAGTTTTAGTTGTGACTTCTTCCATGGTATCTTTAGTTTTGGGTTTTTATTTTTATTTCTTTATACAAATATAAATCTAAATTTATAAAAATGCAAATATATTAATATAAAAAAAGTGGGTAACTGCATGTTTAATGAGCTACCCACCTATGGTTTTGAAAGTATGTTAATTTATATTACCCTGGATAGAGTTCTAATTCAGGATCATCTGCATCTCTATCTATCTTGAGTTCTATTTCTCTTCTTATTTCATGATGATCTTCTTCGAATTTATTGAGTACTCCCTTATAGTCATCTGCAATGAGTTTTAATTCCCCTGAATTAAGGGTTAAACCCTCTTTACTAGTATCAACTCCTTGTTGTTTAGTAGCTACTACTTCTGGAAATTCTTCTACCTCATAAGTAGCTTCTATATATTGTAATTCTTTACTTTTGTCTATGGTTTTAGCATTTTCTTGTTCTACTATCTCAATAGCTTCTTCTACTGATATTCCACCCTGATTATTTTGTTGATTGAATTGGTTGAATATATTGACTGACCCACTTCCTGATAGACTTCTTAGTAATGACTGGAGATTAGTAGTAGTGTTTAATTTAAGACCCAATGCTTTGTTCAATTCAGAAGTAACAAATGGAGCATATCTATTTCCCTGTGATTCCCTTAAGACATTCACTTGAGAAGCTACTTCCATTCTATCTTCTAATAACCAAGATAATTGCTGGCCCATAATAGCATCCATCAATTGTTCTTGATGCTCTCTATCCCATATCTTAGTATTGAGCATTTGATCTCTCATATGGATTCTTATCCTATCTGCATCACATTTTAGAAAATTACTCAATTCCATGATAGAATAATGTTTTCCACAAATATTTCCATTAGAGATTAACCATTGTTGGATATAATATGATTGAATCTTATCTAAAATGGTTGTGTCTTTACTGGTTTTATACTCTTTCATTAATTGAGTAACCCCTAAGGGTCTGGGGAACCTGATTGTTTTCTTTTCCATGATTTTAACGGATTTATTACTTATATAGCCTTATTCTAGTAATTCATACAAAAATAGAGGTTAAAATCTATGTTCTAACCTCTATTAATTTTTTCTATTAGAAATCCAAGTTGACTAAGATGCTATCACCCATAGTTGCAATGGATTTTTCCTTAATGTATCTTTCAAACTTTAAATGAGTTAAAAGGCTTCCAATATAAATAAATAGTTCACTATCATTTTCTACCTCATCAACCCTTAAGCTTAAGCAACTTCTGTGTACTTTCAATGTATAATTACTGAACTCTTCCTTGTGTTTGATTAAAAGTTCTAATAATTTTTCTATGGTTTTTTGCATATAAGGCAGTCGGTTTTAGTCTTGTGTAATATGGCTTATCTTTATTCTTTGGTTTTACTTTCCAAGTATTTTTCCCTTTTAGCAACTATAGCTGCATGTTCCTCTGGAAAATATTTTTCTCTAGCTGGAATTACTGCACTTGCATAGAAAGCTGAAAATAGTTCGGGAGTAAAAGGTTTACCAACTTTCTTATTAGAAATACTCCAGAATTTAGTCTGCATTTCTTTAACTAATTCTTGGAATACCTTAAATGGAAAGTCCATACCTTTATTAACCCTTGCAATATGGATTAATTCCAGCCTATCTAGAAATTCTTTACCTAATGCCCTTATAAACTCTTCCCTATTAAATTCATAATCCTCTAGATCAAGTTTAAATTCTTTAATGTAATCCTTGGTTTTCATAGTCTTAAATTATTTGAAATAAATAACCGTATTCAGTGTCCTCAAAGTAAGATATAAACTTTGGATTTTCAAATCTTATCTTTTCTTTCTCTTCATTGGATATATTTTTCTTAAACCCAGTTACAAATAACCTATCAGTGCCATTATCATTTATGATAAATTTAACTCTATTGAATTTGTTTTCTTGCATAAAGTATCCTGAACAACCATAGTCAGGTCCATATACACCAGAATTTCCCAATTTGTAAAACCAATCATATATTAGATAATTTAAGGATATTTCTATATCCATTCTACTACTAAGAGTGATACCAAATATAATATTTGCTTTATCTAAGGTTAGCGTTTTGACTTTTTCTGAATACATTGGAAGTAATTTGTTATTTCGTTCAACCTGTCAGTGATTAGTGCATATACAAACAACTTTATTGGTCTATGAAAGTATTCTCTGATATTCTTTTCATTGATATACATATCATAGATTATAAAAAACTTCTTTTGTTTGCTATGTTTTAATGATCTTTGAGTAAGATAGGTGACTATGCACCTTTTATGTAACTCTAGCAATTCTTTGTTTGCTTTAAGAATCACTTTCTTTGATAATCCCAAATACATAATCTCTCATACTACTTTAAATTGGTTAGTAATAAAGTAAGGGGAATTTAGATTCCCCTTACCCAGCTTTAGGCTATGAGAGAGATTATGCGGACTTCACGTTTGCCTTTTTGAATTTAAGATATTCTTTTTCCTTTGCCTTGAACTCTTTGGATTGTTTATCTTCAATTCGAAGCATTTCCAATTCCAATCGATTGAGTTGATTTCTTACTTGCTGACGGTGTTTCTTTCTTGAAAGAGTGTCCTGGCAATCTGCAGGGTAAATATATTTTACTTCTCGTTTGGTAATTACTTCTTCTACCAAATTTACCTCTGCTTGTTTCTTAACTTTCTTGACTACCTTCTCTTTTGCAGTTTCAGGTTTCTGAACCTTCTTAACTTTGATAGTCTTGGTCTCTTTGGCCTCTTCTTTAGGTTGAACATTAACCTTAGCTTCGTTTTCGACTTTTACTTCCCGGAAGTTCTGTTCGTTTTGTTTTTGGGTTTTCATAATATAAAAGGTTTTAAAGTGATTAATTAATTATTATTTGTTTTTATTTCTTAATGCAAATATAAATTAAAAAATATCTATTTGCAAATTTTTTCTTTTAAATCTTCGGGGAGTATTGACTTGATAGCTTCTAAGTGTTCCTCTGGTGTGAATTGGTGTACCTTAGTTTCCCCATTTTCATTGGTTTCATATGTTGGAAATATATCTGGAGCAAGTTTTCTCATAATCCTTGTTGCTACAATGGATTGAATACCATGTATCTCATGTCTAACTTCATCTGCTTCATCTGGATGAGTAAATCCGGCTTCCACAAATTCATTCCAAAGCTGTTGGGTGATAACTAATAATTGAAGTTCTTTATTCATTTCTTAAAGCTTTTAGTGTTTTTCTAAAGGTTTTCATATACCAACATTTTCCATTGCATTCTTCTTCTCCAGCCCCACAGATAACTGGTTTAGATGATAACCCATATTCATGTTGTCTCTTTTCTTGTATATGCCAATAAGGGCAACACTTTTTATGAGCTTCTAGAGCTTCTTTTTTACTATAAAGAATATCCTTAGCTTTCATAATCTTTTAATTCTTTGATAGCTTTATATATCTTATTAGCATAATCCTTTCCTGCTCCTGGATTATGTAATTTTATAGCCTTATCAATATCCCTTTTTGGATTATAATGATTCTGAACAATAGCAAACATTTCTAGAGATTTATCAACAGAGAATCGATCATCCAATGTATAGTTTTTTTTGGACAATCGATTTACTTCTTGTACATATATTGGTGTAATCTGCAAAATCCCACCATCATTATGTTTTCCAATAGCTTTTGAATTACCCCCAGATTCTACTTGAATTAAGGCCCTTAAGAATAAATTCCATTCATGCGATTGTAGCTGGGTTTGGAAACTCTCCCAATAATCAGTCTTAGTATTAACTGGGTTTCCTATAGAGTTTACACCCAATAAGAAAACTAAAGTAAATACCATTGTGATTAACTTTTTCATGATCTTTTAGTTTTGATTATCAAATAACCCATTTGAGGGTAAAAGGTTTAAACACCCCTTTATAACATCATAATTATTTTCATTTCCCATTATCCTGTCTGATATAAGTAGTATCAATTCTCTTAATTTATCACAATCTATGAAAAACTGATCTACTTGGTTATCATCTAAAGCTCCAACATCTCTACTCAATCTACTACAAGCGATTTCAGCTTTCTTAAGAGTATCAATAATTCTATTAAAGCGATATTTAGTATCATGTTTTAAATCTAAACCTTTACTTCTCATGGATTTTATATTCTCTTGCATTAATACATAGAGAACATCTGCCAATTGAAATATAAGTTTAGTTAGAGCCTCTTCTCTTTTAGAGAATTGTATAGTTTGAATCTTATCTACCCTCTGCTCCATAATAATCTATTAAGTCACTATAATCCAAATCCATTTTTTCAATTAATTCTTCATGAGACATCCCATTGATTTTTTGAATATCTGGGATTTTAACCTTTCCTTTGAAACCTCTATAATCCCTATAAGTTACAGTATTAGTTTCATAGTCTAAGGATTTTACTGCACTGGCTGGTTTACTTAAATCTGCATTTTTCCATTTATTACCAACCTTAGTATGGGTTTCCTCTTCATTTAGAAGTAAGAATGTAGCTATAACTATAGTTAATCCAATAATTACTTTGGTAACCCTATTAACTACATAATCCATGGCTTCTTTTTTACTCTGGCCAAAAATATTATCATCCATTGATTACCCTCCTATAATTATATCTATCCCTGATATGAGCATCAAAGTATTTACCAATAGAATTGGTTTGCATAAAACCCTCTGCAACTTTTGGTGGTACTTCCAGATACTCATAAGTAACTCCACTCTTAAAAGTAACTACCAATAACTTCTTTTTTATATAATACTCCATTTTCATTATTCGTGTGGAAGTATTACTTTCCATTGACCAATCCTGTGAGTTTTCCATAAGTTTCTCTGATTTTAAGTTTCCTAACAAAGTTTCCCTGTAAATCTTCCTCTATTTCAAAAAAGATATTCCAAAGTTCATTAACTGAAGGTTGAGAAGCTATTAATAAATCCTCTTCCATTATATAAAGAGTGCTTCTCAAAGTATTGAACCACCTTACATTTTTATAATATATATCTGATAAAATATAAGGTATCTGTTCCCCATTATCTAACCTATTCTTAGATTCAGTAAATACTTGTTCCCACTTATTCCCCATTTTTGGAATATCTGCAAGAGTTCCTCCTAATTCTAGAATAGTTTTAGCATATTCCCCTGGATTTTCCTTATTTTCATCTCTAACTTCTCTAATTGCCTGGATATTGATATCCAAAACCAATTTAAAGATAGCAACTGAACTTAGGTTAGTTCTTAACAGTGGTTTAATCTCTCCCATCTTTTTATTATTTATATTGCAAATATATTAAAAATAAATTTAATGCAACAAGTGTTAAATTACTGGTTTATGCTGTATACAAAAAGACCAGAGATTTGTTGTCTCTGGTCTAAAGGAAAGAGTTCACCTAAAAAATAAAACCCCATAAACCTAACTAAATCACAGATTCTCTTTCCTTTTCTTTTTCTTCACCCTTCTATATATGATTACCGAGTTTGGTTTTGTTGGTCTTTTATGTTTTAACTTAGCTTCTTTTGCTCTTCTAGCCATTTCTATCCTGGCTTTTTCTTTCAAGATTTCCCTTGTCTTAGAAAGTCTTTCTATTGCCCTTTGAGAAGCTATTTCTGGTCTTACTCCAGCTCTGAGGATTAACCTCATTTTATTTCTATATCTCTTTTTAAAGAGTTTTGACATTGGTTGACCATCCACATCTGGATAATCATATTCCAATGGTTTGCCTTTTACTTTAGTAACGTTTGGGTGTAGATTCCTTGGTTTTCTTAAAGCTTCTGCAGCTCTTACTCCCAACCTGGTTTTTTGATGAAGCTTTTTAATGATAGGTCCATGAACTGGATCATCATAGTAATTGATATCTGGGTTTAGATTGTTTTCCCGATAATATCTCACTAACTCTAATCTAGCTTCAAGTTCATCCTTTACTATTTGATCATAGTTAGATTCCCAAGGAGAAGGCTTATGTTCTTTTTCTTTCTTCTTTCTTGGTGCCATATCAAATTAATTTTTTAATCAATCTAAGATAGTTTAGTTAAGCTGTTCTTGGTTTTAGTTTCCTGTATTTCTAAGATTTGAATGTTTTCCTCTTTAAGGTATGATATTAATTTCAAGTGACTCTTTACATCTTCTACACTAACATTAGTGTATAATCTTTTCCACTTGATTCCAGAATTTTCTTCTAAAAAAGTAACTGATATTATATTTCCATCTACTAGCTTAGCTATTCGCTTGAAAGAATGGGTAATTTTTGCTCTTACAAACTGAATATCCTTCTTTAAAGAATTTCTTTTACCAGGGGAGGTATTTCTATTGAATTGATCTGCAAGAAATTCTAATCTTTTTAGACAATCCCATATACCTATGGTGATTTGTTTTATTCTATTTTGCTCCATGGTGGTCTAGATATTGGTTTATCCTTTTGTAATTCCTCTCTAAGTTTTTCTTCAACTTGAGTAGAGATTTGAATTATATAGTTTGCCATTCCCCTATCTTCTTCCCCCAAATCTTCTTGTTCTAGTAACAAAGAATAAATTTGTATCTGATTGCATATAGCAAGATAGATAATCTCTTTTTCCCCATCCATTTCCCTGATAATTAAATATAAAAATAGGGGACCCCCTATCAGGAATCCCCTTAATTGATGATTTGATTACTATAGAGAGTTTCAGAACTTAGTCTTCATCCTCATCTTCTTCATCATCCTCATCAACTTCTTCTTTAGCTCCCTTACCTTTCTTACCTACACCAGGTACACCAGCTTTAAGAGTTCCATGACCCTTCTTAGATTTTACGGTGTAACCAGCCAGAGTGGTGATAGCCGTAGAAACTACGTTGCCATCTTTATCCTCTGCAACCGTGGTAAGAACTACCCCGAAACCCTTTACAGGCATAGCATACGTCTTAACTACACCCTTAGTGGTTTCAATTACATCACACTGTTTAGAGTTGGTACGCTGACCCTCCGGGCGATTCTTGATAGCTTCCTTACGGGCTTCTAAACGAGCTTTCTTTTTTTCATCCATCTTTTTAGCATCACCTTTTGCAGCAGGTTCTGCTTTCTTTGCAGCTTTTTTCGTTGCCATAATTGAGTTTTGTTTTATGTTTAATTAAAAAGTGGGTACTTAAGAAAAAAAAGATCCCACTGGGTAAAAAATGTTAAACCAACCTACCTATGAAAGTCATCTACTTGACCCAGTGGAATCCAACCCAAAAACTAACTTTTATTGAACTTATGAAGTAATAGAGTTAGCTGATTTTATTTTTTCTTTTTACCAGCTGATTTCTTAGATTCCTTCTTTCCTTTGGGAAGGGTAATGCCCAATTCCTTTGCAATAGCTTTCCGGAACTTCTCTACATCATCTTCCTCATAGTCATCTGGATCAGTATCGAGATCATTATCATCGCATACATCTTCCAGTTCCTCGAAGTCCATACCGGCCAAATCTTCACCAGTAATCTCTACTTCTTCTTTTTCATCACTTTCTTCCTCTTCCTCTTCATCCTCGGACTCTTCCTCGTCTTCATCTGTATTGTCATCGTCGTCAGAATCCTCTTCTTCAGTTTCTTCTTCCTCTTCGTCTTCTTCTGCCTCCTCAGCTTCACCAAAGATATCCTCTACCTGTTCTTTCGTCAGGGTAATAGGGGCCATGGTAATTTCTACTGAACCATCATCATAGGTCACAAATACCAGACCATTAATCTCTTTACGAGAAACTTCTTCTTTTTTCACTTCTTTTTTCTTACGTGCCATAATTTTAAAATTAAAGGGTTTGAATTGTTAGATTATAGTGTTACTATTCTTTTTTCTGTATAGAAAGGAAAACCCATCTTTTTAGTTATCTCCTTAGATTCAAAGTTTTCCTTACCTATCTCAATAGATAGTTTTAGAAAATCATCTGAAGATAAAATCTCTGTGGGGGTTATAGTTGATTCCCCTTTGGGTTTACCAGTGGAAGCTATATAAATGGTTTCTTCTATAGCATATTGTTTACCATTATCCCACAGGCTATTTTTTCCTTTGTTTTTTCTTATTTCCATTGTTTTCTGGGAGTTTAGTGAACCTAATATCAACCTTAGTATATCCTTCTACCCCTATATAATTGATAGCTTCATATATGTTTTGATATCCCTGGTTAATAATAGAAATATCTCTTCCAAAAGGTTTAGGATATATGTATCTCTTACCGTTTATTTTTCTATTGGAGATAATATAGTTAAATTCGGGTTTCTTTTTATATGAGTCTTCTGGAATAAATCCCCTGAATAGAAATTCTTTTTCTAGATATACTTCTCGGTGCTCATACCTCCTAAAATGATTTTCATATACCAGGTAATTAGAATATCTTTTATAGTGGCGTTTTGCCCATTTTAGGGACCTTTCTAGAGATTTTTTAGTTATACCCTTATATTTTAGTGCTAAGCATTTTATTCCAATCTCTAGATCATTATTCATAAAGAGAATTTTTTCTTTCTTGGATAATCTCTTGAACCTTCGATACCCTAAGTTTCTTTTTGTGCTTAACTTTTGGTACAATTCTTGATATTCCATAATCCCCGAGTTTAGCTTTTACTTCCTGGATTAGAATTTTTTCTTTTCTCTTTTTACCAACTGCCCCAGATTCTATTATTGATCTCCCAGTTATGCTTTTTTCTCTTCTCCTTTTGATAAACTCCCGCTTATAAATGATACTTACAGGAGTAAATTCCTTATTTTTAACTGGTCTCCACCTCCCATCTATATAAACTGTTTTACCTATACTGAAGTTCTTTGCTATTGCATTTCTCCCTTTGATAAAACGTATATGTTTAAGAGCAGTCGGTCCATAAAATAGTTTATATATTTGCTTAGCTTCTTTCCTATTATACCAACCCTGAAGGGCAACTGTTGGTATATAATTTTTATAACACCAGGGATAGTATTTATTGAGATATATCCTATCGTCAAGTCTTTTTGATAATTGATGAGCTATTTGGAAGTAGATATCAGTATAAGGTTTTTTCTTTTTCTTCTTTTTTTCGATCTTTTCAAATGTTCTATCTACTTCTTTTTTCTTAACGCTGCCCGATACCATTGTTGAATTGATTTAGGATTTGCATCAGGAAATTTCTTCATAACTCTTCTTATAATACGGTCTATGCTATAACCTTTAAGAGTTAATTCAAAAGCATAAGATTTCTTAGTTCCTTTCCATAAACCAAGTTCATCTTTTTCTCTTTTGGGTTTCTTTGGTTTTTCCAAACCTTTAACCCTCTTTACTTTTTTTTGGTTCTCAACTGTTTCTTCTCCAATGAAACCAAGTCTAAGTTGATAATTTCTCATAGGGTCATCCTTTTCATAACCCCTTTCTTCTAGAATCTTATCAACCCAATCATCATATTTATCAATAAGAGAATTATCTGGTTTATTAGGAGACCTAAGAATGAATTGAGATAATTTATTCCAATCTGCTGCACAAGCATCTGGAAATGGCATACCCAATGAAATTGCTCTTCTCTTGCAATCTCTATAAGTCATATTTTCTAAACCTCCTGATAGCAAGTTCATTTTCTCTTTACTACCAGTTGTAATTTTTGGACCTCTCTTTTTCTTTGCCATGGTATTTTAGTTTTTGGGTTTCTTTATTATTTATAATGCAAATATAAGAGAATAATTTTTAAAATGCAAATATTTCTATCCAATATTCTTTTGTCTTTCCCTGTTTTCTTTGACTCTTTGATGCAATGGCTTTCTTTTTAGTTTATAAGCCATCTCTAAGTTTTCACAGGTAAAGTCCATGTTATTGATTTCCTTATAATTTATAGCGTTTTGAATTAGTTCTCTGTATCTTTTCCAAAATTTCATAGCCCCAGATATTTCTGCTGTATTCATAAAATACTGAGATACTAAGAGACCAAATTCTTCAGCATCAAATCTATCTTCAAAGATATATATCTTAGTATTGGTTATTTCTTCAATTACTGGTTTCTTCCTTACAATAGGAACAACAGTATAACCATCAGGAAAGATAGTTGATATAAAAGAACAATAATATCTTTTTTCTGGTTTACCGTGTCTCCAGAATATATCTACCATTGCTCTTATTTTATAATCTGGTATTCTATGAAGAAAAGATAGGTATACCTTATCCTTCTTTGTACTTCTTCTTTTAAATGGGGTTGGTGCTTGCAAAATTCTTGGGAGTATTCTATAGTTGTTCCACCTATCAAATTCCATTATTAAAGCATACAGATCTTTGTCCCATTTATCTTCAGACTTCTTTAGCTTACCCATATACTTTATGATCTGATCTCTATTTACTGGTCTTAACAACCAAGAAGAATCCCCTGCATAAAATAAGGATTCTTCTCTAGATAATCTTTTCATCATAGACCCATAAAGATAATCTTTAAAGACTGAAGCTAATGGAGCTCCTGGTCTTATTAAATCTGGGTGAAGTTCAAAATAATCTGAAAATAATTTGAATAACCTTTCAGCTCTTGCTTTATGTTCTAGAAGCTTGTAATGTGATATCTTTAAGATACTTCCAGCTTCTCTAGATGATAATCCCTGAGAAAGGCTCAGGAATAGTAATTGCTGTTCTTGTTCTGTTAAACAATCCCAGGCTTTTTCCTGATTTTCTGTCATATCTTAATATTGCTTTGAGTTTAAAAGTTCTTCTGTGGAACCATCTGGAATTTGTGATATATCTATTTCAGTTTCAGGAGATTCTAAATTATCCTCGTCATAGTTATTATAAACTGAATATAAGACATTATCCATGGGTAATTGGATAGTTATTGATCCCTTTCCAGGATATATTGTAACCGTAACAGTTTTTGTAACTAAACTTATCTCATCAACCACAGCCCCTATTCCTTCAAAGGGATATCCCCTTAGAGTTATATAATCCCCTATTTTAAGGCTTGTGATACTTTCTAGAGAAAAAATATTATTTCTCTTAGAGATTTGTTTGTAATATCTTATTTGTTTTCTAGAAACAGTTGCTACTATAGAAAAATCATCAAAGTCTTCTGCATTATCAATTCTTGCCCTTTTCTTCTTAGGGAAAAGATTTTCTGGAGACTTCATCCAGTTTAATATACCAGGTATGTTTTTCTTTAGTTTATTTAGAAAGTTCCTATCAAAAGCTTTTTCTGATTTCATTTTTATGAAGCCATAGTTAAATAACAATGGTACTTCATCATAGTAGTTTTTTCCCTCTTTGGTTTTCTTAAGTATTTGAACTGTAGGGATATAAGCTTTGATTCTTTTATACCCCCTACTTGACAGGTCTTCATTTATGTATTTCCAAGTTTTCCTGTCTATTCGACATATACAATATATATAGGGAGTATCTTTCATATTACTTCTTTGGTTTTAAGCTCTTTCTTATCTCTTTGTGAAAAGTAGAATAGCTTATATTTTTTATATCAGATAGCATAAATATATAGAAAACTTGATTCTTGTCCATTTGGATAGCCATTCTTGGTTTCTCAAGTTTATCTAATTGGTTGAGTATAATCTCTGCCGTTTTTTTGTCTACCATAAAGAAGGCTTCATCTTTGGGCATATTATTATACTTCATTATAAGAATAGGAACTTTGTTTGCCCGTTTTGCATCACTACAAGCTTGTTCCCAAAAAGACATTATCTTGCAAGATTTATTACCAAGTAATAAGTGTTCAAACTTAATTTCCTGATAAGACTTACATTCTACACTCAATGAAAATCTTCTAGAATGTTTAGGATCTGAACAAGTTATATCTGAAGTGATATTATCAGTTTTTTTCCATCTTAATCCCCCAGATGCTGGAACTCTACTAAACTCATATCCTGTCCAATCTTGAAAGAATTTACATATTGATCGTTCAAACCTTGATCCTTTTTGTTTAGAATTTACTTTACCCATGATTCTATGAATTTATAACCAATAGTGATTATTGAAATTCATACTCTGATAAACCATGGTTTTTCTTTACAATTAGGGTTTTCGCATTAGGGATGGGAAGAGATTCCTGATGAGTGATCAAAAATAAGGTTTTATCTTTGTATACTTTTCTTATCAATCCAATAACCACTTCTATATTATCTGAACTCAATGATTCAAATACTTCATCAAGAAAAGCTATATTAACTCCCTTAGCTTCAGTCATAACTTCATTCATAGCAAAAGCCATAGCTAAGTTACATAATTGCTTTTCACCACCCGATAGTTCTTCATAGATAACATCTACCCCATCTTTAACTATCAGGGTAACAAAATCTTTTTTAGTAGAATTTAAATCCACTTTAAACTGTATATTGAACCCAAGTATTTCAGAATATGATTCTAGTACCTGGTTTAAATATCCCAATGATGACTCGAATAGGAACGTTTTTATACCATTATTTCCAAATGGGTCAGTATAAGCCCACTTATATAAATCCCTTTCTTCTGTTAATTTTTTTAACTGGGATTCTAAAGCTTTTTTCTTAACCAAAGATTCATCCATCTTAGAGTTATATTTTTTAACTATAGAATCTATATCTATGTTAGTTAATTTTAATTCTCTAAGTTGGTTCTTATAGAAACTTATTTCATCCTTAGCTTTTTGTATCTTAGAAACTAATCTTCTATTTTCATCCCTTTTTGAATATAATAAGCTAAGACTAACATTTAGTTTTTGTATCTCTTGAGTTTTTTCGGTTATAATTCCAAAAGATTCTTTTATTTCTCTCAGTTCTGATAAAGCTGTAGAATATTTTTTAGCTTCTAAGAGTTGGATTACTTGATTGATTAATTCTTTTAGAGAAATTCCAGATACTCCCTTGGCATTTTTCAAGGTTTCATTAGCAAGGTGTATCTTTTCTTTTATTCTAGAAGTTTCACTATCTATAGTTTCAACTTCGTTATCTGTATAGTTAGCCGTCAAATCCCTATACGTCTTTGTAGCCAGTGATTTGGATTCTTTCAATGAAGATCTTTTCTGGTTATATATTTTTTCAGCATTTCTTGCCCTATCCTGTTCTTCTTTATAACTTTCTACTTGAGAATGATATATAGCTATAACAGAATTTAACTTGGATTGAATTATAAATGATTCTTTATCTAGTTGAGAATACTTGTCCTGAGCTATTTTCTTAGCTTTAGTTATATAATTCAAAGAGAATATCTCTTCAAATAGATTCTTCTTATCACTGCCGGATTCTTGAATTAATCTTTTCATACCCTGTCCAAACATGATGGAATTTATGAACAGATTATAAGACATCCCCAGATTTTTATCTATAAGCGCCTGTATCTGAACCTTGGTTTTATCTTTCACTGGTTCAGCATCTATTAGATATATTAGGCGATTATTACCTTTTGCTCCCTCTACTTCTCCTTTGTATTCTAAACAACGAATAATTTTATGAATTTTACCATCTCCCGGTTTGAAGTATAGTTCAACTTTAGTACCCCTATAATCTTTAGTTCTAAACTTTTTCCAGGTATTCACATCAGAAATACCCTTTAAGTTTTTACCATATAAAGCCCATACAATTGCTGATAAGAAATTACTTTTTCCATATCCATTTGGACCCCTTACTATGGTTATCTTTTGGGTATTTAAAGGCATTTCTAGAGAAGTTATGCTACAAAACCCCTCTATATATATTTTATTAAACTCAATCATCTTCTACCTCCTTTATTATATCAATCAGTAAAGATTTCTTTTTGGGATCTTTTATACCTTTCTTTCTAAGATATCTGCTTACTAATCTTTTCTTTGAAAGGTTTCTAGTTATCTTATTGGTAGTGTTATCCAATTCCTCCACTTGTTTTGATATCAAAGTATAATAATTACCATCATCCTTGATATCTTCTTCTTTTTCTACATCTATGAATCTGGGAAATTCCTCTAAAGGGATAAACTTCATAGACATATCAGAATATAATTTCCAGTATCCAAGGTCACAATTCTTATCAGTTCTTCTTTGTTGTAATGGTGCTCCCACCATATATACCTTCTTTGATAATCTTTGTGGTTTATGGATATGACCTATCAATACTAAGTCAAATCTTGAAACTATGTTTACATTTAGATTTTCTACGGAACCAACTTCCATACCATCAGTATCCCTTGCTCCTGGATAATCTGTATGTAGTAATAGGATATTTGGTATATCTAAATCCTTTCTACCTTTTATTATCTCTATATTCTTCACATAATCATTGAGACCTTTATTGTGATCAAGATATGGTACCCCATGGACTGCAAAATCATTATTAACCACTACTGAGTTGAAATCTATACATTCCAAAAACTCATATCTTCTAGATAAAGTTTTTATCCAACTTGGAGATTGATTTTCCTTTGTATTCGACTTACTCATATCATGATTACCAGATATGGTATACATTTTCCAATTATCCCAATCTAATTCATCAAATACATCCATTACCTTTTCCAGCATTTCATTCTCCATATACTCTGGCTTATGAAATAAATCACCACAAAATAAAGCTGGGCAACCATACTTCATGCATAGGGATTTAATCAAGAAAAGGACCCTAAAATGATTCAAGGTCCTTTTGTTTTCTTGGTTAAAT